AGATTATCAATTGATGTACCACTATCACCACCACGAACAGGAAGATAGAAATCTTCTGTTAGGTTTTGCATATTGTACTTTAAATTATAATCACCAGTATTTCTATCAACAAAAGGAACTTTCTTCATTTTGTTAATAATTCTTTGCATATAGTTATCAACTTCTGTTGGAGGGATATTACCAATATCAATTTTGAAAACTCTCTTTTCAGGTGCTCTCATGATTCTGTGAATCAACATTGCATCTTCCATAAGAGATAATTGTTTCCACAATCTTCTAGCATTTTCAATCATTGATTTTCCATATGGTAACCAGTTTGTATCTGCTAATAATCTAAAATGTGCAATTTCAAAATTTTCATATTCTTCCTTACCATTTGGGTCTTCAGTTATTTTGAACTTAACTGAGTTTGGGTTGGTTGGGTCTGTTCTTTCTAATCTTTCTGTGTTGTAAACTGAATGAGGTGTTACGTTAACAATACCTTTGCCTTCTCCTACTTCTAAACCTAAGAAGAAATCACCATACTTACACATATTTCTTACCCATGGCCATAAGTTGAATTCAACATTAAGGATATCATAGAATAAGTTATTTAAAATATCTTGTACTTTTTCATTATCAGAGTGAACCATAAGAGTATCACCAAATTCATTCTTTAGTGTAGATTCATCTGCGTATATATCAAGAGCCGATGCTAATATTGGGTCGTTATCCATTGCATCGTAATCTCTGAAAACTTCTCTACGAACTTGTTGGTATGCCATTGATTGTGCACCACCTGCTTGTTCGAAGAAACTTTTTTGTATCTTCGTGTATCTATCTCTTAACGAGGATAGATTTGTTTGTTGTCTTTCATCACCATCAAAAACTTTTCTTTTACCATCCTTATCAACCGTTACGATTGCCTTGGTACGAAAGAGTTTTGTTAAACGTCCGAAAAATGAAGTATCTGCCATTTGTATTTATTTTTTAATTTATAACCTTTATTATTACCATTTTCTACAAGACCAATATCTTGCTTTATGTTTTGGTCCAGGTGAATCACAATTGTGTCTTGCTCTGAAAGCTTTTCTTGCATCTGGATTATTCTTTCTAATCGACATTGTTTTTTCTCCTGATTTCTTTGCGGAGCTTCCACCATGTCCAAAGTTCACCTTTACTACATTTCCTTTGGGGTTATTAACATATACTTTAAACTTTTTAACATCACCTTGCATTGGTTTACCAAGTTTAACTGTCCTACCTTGATACTCAGCTTCGTTTATGTCAGATTTATATTCTTTCATAAATTCAGTAAATTCTTTTACATCTTGATAGTTCTCTACTGTGTATTCTTCACAGTATTCTTGACTTTCTACTAATAAATTATATAATGATATCATAGTTGTTTTGTTCTATACTATAAATATAGAGTTATTTAATTAACCACGTTAGGTCTTCGTTTGTATCACCAACCCTCATTTTCCATGGGTTTTCATCCATAGAATCGTTACCTCCAAATCCACTAGCCAATCCCTCGGTAGCTTGTCCTATCCCACCTAATGCCTGTTTGGTTAAATCCACTCCCTCTTGTCTTAATCGAAGTGCAGTATCTCTAACCCATAATCCAATTGATAATGACATTGTTAAATCATCATTATATCCTTTCATTCCTTCTGCTCGATTGCCATTCCATATAAAAGTAAATAATTCTTCTATCAATCTAGAAGAACGTATCGTTACTGATTTTTCTCTGATATATTGTTCCAATTTAGAAATAATCAAAGGTCTAGTTTTAGCTGTTGTAGAAAAACCAGGCACCATTCCACGTTCTTCTGCTCTGTATTTATTATGTAATTGATTTTCTACATCAACATATTTTAAATCTTTACTCATATAAAATAAGTTCTGATATGACCTATCTATTACTTGTTGAATTACTGCCCAACCAATATTTGCGTTTTCTATTACTAACAATGCTTGATTATATTCAGTTGAAAGAGATACCAAGAAATTTCCAAAATCTTTTGTATCTAATTTTCCTTTATATTCTGCAACTTGTGTTGATTCTTCAATATCAATCACATGACATGCAGAATAATCTCCTCCATCTCCACGAGCAACATCCGCTACTACCATATAAGATTTTGTATAGTTTGGATATTCCCATTTCCATAGGTTTCCATCAAATCCAGTTTTTTCAATTGGTTCTTGTACATATGTTTCTTTATAAAACATTAAAAGTTGAGGATCTATTACTGTATCACCAGAAGAAACAAAATCACAATCACATTCTTGTGCTGCTCCTTTTGGTCCTAATAAAACCTCCTGCTCATCTCTCCATGATTGGTCTCTTTCAGGATGAACACTCCAATGTAATCTAATTGTATTGAATGTATTTGTTTCATCTTCTGCACCTACCCAAGTTTTGTGAAAGAAATTTCCTACACCATTTGGAGTTGATAAGATAATTGCGTTACCACCCGTTGATAATGTAGATTGGGATGATACCCATATATCTTCAATCTTATCAATAAAAGCTGCTTCATCAAATACCAAAAGGGATAGTGCTTCAGAACGACCAGCATCTCCTGCTGCAGAAGTTGCTTTTATCTGAGAACCATTCGAGTATCTTAAGGATAGTTTGTTATCCTCTACTGTGTTTTGTTTTAACCACGATGGTAAGTACTGATTCATTACACGAACCTTCGTTACAAGGTTCTTAGCAACTTCTTGTTTGGTTGCAATTACTAATACGTTAAAATCTTGATTGAATAACATTTTCCAAAGTGAAAATCCAGCAGTTAAGGTAGAGATACCTGTTTGTCTGGATTTAAGGATGATGTTGTATCTATGTTCTGCGAATTGGTCTAAAGTTCTTTCTTGAAATTCATATAAATGAAATGGAATCTTACCACGAACTGGATGTTGAATCATACAATACTTTTTCATAAAGTAGATTGGATCTCCAGCACATTTCTGATATTCAAGTTTTATTATATCCTTGAGTGATTGTTTAGCCATTATTATTTTTTCTTCTTAAATGAAATTTTCCAATACATAGAACCACCGATGTAAGGTTGTATAGTACTATTTACATTTAATGCACCAATATCCAATCCCCACATTTTATCTTGCTTATCTTTATATAAAAGGCCAAACTTTGCATTGTTTATAAAGTTAGTTTGGTCAAATCCAGCACCAACACCATAATAGAATACTCGTTTAGGTAATTCCTTTACTACTTTTGTATTGTATATTGTAGGAACTTGAAAATTCCATATAACATCTCTACTTACTATTTGATTTTGAGATATAGTATCAGTAAGAATACCAAATCCTAAAGTTGGGTTCGGTTTTGTTCCCATTGAATCAATTACAATTTCAGGAGCAAACTCATAAGTTAGTTTTAAAGTATCTTTAACTACATACTTTGAATAATAATCTTCTATTATTTTAAGAGAATCAACATCTGCTGGAATCTCTACTATTTTTTCAACTACTCTATCTACATACTTAGGTACATATTTTTTTACTTCTACAATTTTATTAATAAAAACAGTATCTATTTTTTGTTCTAATAGTTCATAGTCTTTTCCATCTACTTTTACTAAATTTTTTGCAGATTCTCCATCACCACTACATGCTCGCATCAATAGTATAACAACTATTAACCCTATTATTAGTATTTCCTTGAAATACTTTGATAAAATTTTAAAGATAATGTTCATAATTTTTTTCCCTTAATTCTTCGAAGACGTTTTCTCTATTTGTTTCGAGTTCTTCTATTTCCTTATTACCAATATCAATCATTTCTTGTATTTCAGCTTTTACTTCATCTACTGATTTTGGTAATTTCCATTTTTCAACAGTACCATCTTCATTAACATAATCATATTCTTCTTTAACTTCGGTAAGAGAGTGTTTTAGTTCTTCTAGTTTTTGTTTCCCATAAACAATCATCTTAGTCCAAATCTTATAATTCTGATAAGGAACAAATACTCCTTCTACTCTAAGAACAGTTTCTTTTTCAGCAGTACAAGTCATACAAAATCCTCCATTTTGGATAAATCTTATATCGTTATCTGTTTTCTTTACAGTTTTACACGTAGCGTTTTTACAATTATTCTTTTCTTGAAGATATTTTCTTATTTTTTGGAATGCTTCGTGATTTTTACCTGTTTTTAATGTATATCCTTCCTTCTTTTCGAATTTATGATTTTCATCTTCCCACTTATCTCCTATATTACGAGATTCTTTTGCTTTAGTATATCCAACAGTAGTATTTTTATCATACTCACCTGTTTCAACCATATCAACCAACTTTCTTCTAGTTGGATGCATATATTTCTTTTTGAATTCTTTACTCATTGTTACACATTAGGTTATACTTGTTATATATAAATATATAAAAATGAAGAAACCGATAATTTTAGAAGAAAATACCGAGTATCTGATTTACAGATGCAAACGTTCCTGTTAACTTAAAGGTATTACCACCATAAACAAATACAATACCTTCATTTGGTACAATTTTCTTAGAACCACCAATAGATTGTAATCTACCAAGTTCTAATTTAAGTTTTTCTATCTTTTTTGGGTCACCTGATTTCTTAACATCTTTGATTGTCTTATCAATTCGTTTCTTTATATCACGAACTGCCTTATCAGGATTAACTGTTAGTGCAGATGAGGTAAACTCTAACACTTCTGCACCCAAACCTAAGAATATTTGTTCAAACTTCATTAAGTTATTCTTACCAATCTTCTTTTGGTCATCTTTATCTGTTTTCTTAGCCCATTCTAATGTTTTTTCATCAGTAATGTTCTTTTTATCCAATCTAAACTTCTTATCAAAGAATGCCCATCTCTTAACTAACCCCATTTTGGTTTTATTATCAAGTGATGTGGGTGAATTCTTATCAACCCATTGTGACCACCATGCTTGATGGTAATCAGCAACACCATCGGTATCCTTTAAACTAAATTCTTTCTGTAATTTAGATATCTGTGATGAGTATTTGGATTTACTCTTACTTAAACTTTGTGATTTGGGTAAATTAACTACAGGTGGTCCTTGAATAGTGTAATTATCTTGTACATCTTTGTTTACTTGTTTAATCATACCAGCTAATATTCTAGCTGCATCACCATTCTCTCCAATTGCGATTCCATCCATATTAAATTCCATAGTTCCATGAAATACCAATAATGCTTGTCCATAAGGAATCACATTAACTGATGTTGGGTATATTACCTCAAGATTCATGAAACATGCACCTTGTTTGAATACTTTATCTCTTTGTTTTTCAGATAATGATTTAATAGAATCTGAAAGGTCTTTCATTGCAAAGTTATATGCTTTTTCTAATTCACCTCTACCAGCAAATTTATCAGCAACTGCTTTAATATCTAAAGCATTCTCACCTTTGTTCTTTAAGTGTCCTTTATTTCTTGCTGCTACTAATCTTCCATCTCTCCATGAAATAGCTAGTGCTTGGCCATCTGTTTTTTCTCTTGTGAACTCTAATGTACCTTCTAAAGCACGATTTACGATATCTTTAAGTTGTCCAAAGGTTAAATTGATATCAGTATCAAATGGATGAGACATATGCCCATACGCACCACCTTCTTGAAGTAATTTAGATTCATTTATGTTTTCGTTGATTAGTTGTTGTGGTGTTTTAGTGTTTGGTATAAACATTTCAACTAACTTATTATCAATATCACTTATTAACTGTTCTATTTCATTCATAAACTTTTCTTTTTCCTTATTTTTTATCCACACTCCCATTTCAGGTCCTTTAATATCAGATGGTACATCTTTTCCGCCAACAGATAATTTAAACTTTATGAATTTTTTCATATCCTTACCTATAATTTTACCAAACTTAATAATTTGTTCATCAGAAAGTGAAGTTTTATTTTGTAGTTTCTTAAATATTACAATTTCTTCTGATTTGAAGTGCTGTAGTGATACTAAAAATACAATATTATTTCTCTCATCATTGGTATAAGTTAATTTGTTTAATTGTTTTCCTAATACAGATGGAGCATTCTTCTTAAGTAGTGATGAAATGAATAGAATATAATCATTATCCTTGATATAAGGTTTAGATATCTTAAGATTTGGGAATATTAGTGAAGTAAATCCAATCTTATCATTCAACTCCATATACTTTTTAGTATCTTTAGCTGATTTAATTGATTTTATCACTTCATCTCTCACTCTTTCATAACTAACTCCTTTTAGTGATGGATCCTTTTGTAATGCATCAAGTAATTCTTTATCTAAGTTTCCACCCAATCTTGCTTGGAATCTTAGAGCTCTTAATTTTCTCAATGGGTCTTCATCGAATCTCTCTGATGCCTTACCAACTGTTCTGATGTTTTTCTTTTTTAAATCTTTTATACCACCAACTAAATCTACAATCTCTTTTCTATCTATATCATAAAACAAAGCATTGATAGTTAAATCTCTTCTTTTTACATCACCTTCAATATCTGTATAGTCAACAGCGGAAGGTCTTCTACCTTTACCAATATCTTTTCTAAATGTTGCAATCTCATGTCCACCAACTATTACAACTCCAAATGATTTTCCAACTTCAACGGTTTTCATTCCTAAATCTTTTGCAATCTTTAACACCTCATCTGGTTTTGCATCTGTTGCTAAATCAAAATCCTTTGGTGATTTACCAAGTATCGCATCTCTTACTGCACCACCCACCACATAAAGTTTCTTACCATTCTTTTTAAAAGCTTTTTGGATTTTAATAATATCAGATGGAACTTTAAGTTTCAATGTATTCTCACCCAATCTTTGCAATCCTGCAGGTGGTGGTGTTAGTGGGTCATAACCAAAACATCTATTTCTATAATCTTGTTCTGATTCATTTGGTAATCTTTTACATTGTTCATCTAAACCACTTCTATCGTGTTTAGAGAATTTACCTAATTTATCGAATGCTCTGAATGATTTTAGTTTATTTACTTTTTTAGGTGTCATTACAGATAGTTGTTTATATCTCATATGGTTTTTAACAATGTAAAATACATTTGCTGGATTACCACCAACGGATTCTATAAACTTTTTATACTTCTTTACTAAAGATGCAGATACTTTCTCATGTCCAAAGTGTGTAATGTGTCCTTTCTTTGGATGAATACCAGCAGTTTCATCTTTTCCTATATCATGGAACATTGCTGCAATTGCAATATCAATATCATCTTCTTTGATTGAACGATTTACAACTACGATTGTGTGTTTAAGTACATTACCTTCAGGATGTTTATCTACTCTTTGACCGAAGTTCTTTAGATTGTAAACTCTTTTTTGTAAATCCGAAGGCATCTTTTTGAATAAAGATTTGAAATCTGTGATTCCTAAATCTTTTAATCCTTCTTTGATTGGTTCATATCCTCTTTTCTTAGTATCTTTTTCTTTGTTTTGATGTCCAGGTTTTTTACCATCATCATCAAAATCAATTGTATCTGGTTCAGCCATTGAACCTCTTTTTGCATATGATGAATATGTGTGATGTTTATTGAAATCTTTTTCAGCTTCTGATGATGGTTTACTAATCTTTACGCCTTTAAACTTATCTGTTACCTTAGTTGGTAAAGATTCTTTTAAGTTTGTTATCTTACTTGTTTTTTTCCAAGCCTTTTTATCAAATATAATATCATCCTGTACTAACAGTATCATTAATGCTCTACCAAACTTTAATTTATCTTTAATGTGAGTAAATTCTTTATTATCTTTTCTAGCCCACTTATACCATAATGCTGATAGAGTTAAAAACATCTTACCACCATTATCTTTATTTTTTATAAGTTCTCTTTTGAACATACTTCTATTTTTGTATGCATATTTTTTAAAATCTAAATACACAAACTCATTAGGAGTATTCATAGGAATGGGTCTACCTTCTTTTACAGTATTGTATTGATACTCTTTATTGGAATCTGCAGATTTTCTATAATCTTTATTTCTTTTATCGAACCTTTTCATATCTTCAGGTCCAGCATATCCTATCATTAGTTCATTGAATGTAGTTTTTTTAATTATCTTGCCTCTGATTGCCTCTTTGTGTACTTCCCTTTTCTGTTTAGTAGTAAGTTTATGATAATCAGGACCAAACATCTTATGTGCAATTACATCTAACATTTGAATCACTTTAACACCTCTAGTAACTTCCTTTTTACCTTGTGGATGTGCATTTGTTGGTGAATCTTCATTCTTTTTTTCAAATTTTTCAACTTCCTTTGCACGTAATGCTGGTAAAAATCTAAATTTTGCTCTTTTTCTTACTCTACCTTTTTTTCTCACCACATTTTTATGAACTACTTGAGTTTGTGCAATAGATAAATCAGCTTTCTTAATACCAGGATATAATTCTTCGGAGAATTCAGCATAAACTTGTCTGTATGCCATCTTGTAAGCAATCTTCTTAAGTTTAGAAAGAGGTTTTCTACGTTTCATTGTTCTTGCTCTTCTTCTAGCAATTTCCTTACCCTTCCCTGCCATTGCTGCTTTTCTTCTCAATCTATCAGCAGGTCGCATCTTTCCTCGTTCATCGAGTTCTTCATTCAAACCCATCTTCTCTCTCCACGAATCAAATGCATCATAATCATATTCTTGTTGTTGAGAATCCCATCCACATGAATGACATAAATACTTTTCACTATCATCAGATTCTATTTCCCATTGATGATTACACTTTTCACACTTTACTTCTGTTCCTGCAAGTTCAGCAATAAATCCTTCTTTTATCATTCTGAAGTTTACTACTTTTCTACCATTGATTGTTGGCATTCCATGTTCATCTGTACCGATAGTTTTAATAACTGTTTTCTTATTCTTAAATCTACCAGTTAAAATAGTGTCTCCAACACTTACAGGTAATGTAATTGCTTCTTTTAATGAATTTTCAAATTCATCTTGTGATTTTTTATCACCTTTTTGAGAATCTAATGATTGTTCTTTTTCATCTTTATTAGTTTCCAATCCTTTTACTATAGAATATCCTACTAACGATGCTTTTCTTGTTACGTGTTTGAACCATTTAGAATAAGCATCACTTGAATAGATATCTACTTGGTTAGTTGCAGTTTGTGTACCAAGTACACCTGCTGGAAATGGAGTTACTGCTTTAACAGGACCATTTGGATATTCTGGATGTTCGTAATAATCTTCCAATTCCTTGGTAGTTATCATATTTACAATTTCATATCCTATTTTTGCAGCTCGTTTTGCATTGATACGAGAAAATACTTCATAGTTTGGAAAAAATATATTTGGCCCATCATCTGATTGACCGATTCCTACTGCAGAAGATTCATTTATCATCCATTCTTCAATTCTTTCTTTTGAAATGAAAATACCTTCGTTTAATTTATCAGTAATCATTTTAAAGATACCTGAATTAAACTTTCCATAAGCTCGTTTCTTAAAGAAATCTTTTTTATGATCATCAGAACCATTTGATAATCCATTTCTTACTTCAGTACCACTTACTGCACCACCAGACATTGGAGCTGCATAAACATAACCCCTATCTCTATATCCTTCCGATGGGTCTCCTTTGTATGTTTGAAAATATTTTCCACTATCAGGTCTTAATCTACTCTTATCTTTCTCACCAACAACAGTTACAAATGCAGTTGTTTCTTCATCGAACTTTTTAAGAATTTCTGTGGGTTTGTATGGGTCTCTAACTTTATGTATTTTGGATTTTGGAATTCCAAACATAGTAGTCATAATTTTCACCTTCTCTTTGAAGTTAAAAGGTGATTTAGGTAATTGTACCTTATCAGATGTACCAACATAAACGTTATCCTTACCGAACTTTTTTACAAGGTGTTGGTAAGTTCCATAGTGTCCTTTATGCATAGGTTGAAATCTACCTACATAAATAACTACGGTCTTTTTAATAGGATTATCATCCTCAAGTAGTATTTGCTCTACTAAGTATTTTGAAAGTTCGCTCATATGAATTATACAGTATCATTATATAAATATAAAGTATTGAATAATTAGTGATTTTTATAGGTAAATGGATCTCTCTTGCGTAGTTCTTCTAACTTTTTTTTGTATATCTTATCTAATTTACGTTTCTTAAGATAAGTTTTAATAATTTTTACTATCTTCATAATTTTATATTTTTTGTATTATTATCTATTTTGAAAGTATTGGATTTGTACAAGGCCATTGCATGTTAAATTTATTACTATTCCATTTTATTTTTTGTTGTTTATTTAAATCGTTAAATTCGCCATCATATGCGAGTTTACAATTTATGATACTTTCCTCTTTCATTACATAATACCCACTTGCAAACATAGGGGGAATTAGTGCTTGAGTACCAGTTTCTGGTGAAAGTATAAAAGATTCGGATTTACCATATTGTGGATTATTATTTATATTACCCCCTCTTAAATCTAATACTACTAAATGAATCGTACCATGAATACATGATAATAATTTCCAAGTTTTGTTATCATAATACATTCCTCGTAAAACTCCATCTTTTGATTTACTGTATGTATCGTGTTTAAATTTTAGACCCATGTTTCTATCAGCTGCTGGTAAAATTCTATCATAATAATCCGAATGATATATTGTTGATTCTGAACCACCACGTTCATAATTAGTTGATGGTTGTATTATTTTTACCTGATTTAATATACTTCCATGATAAAAATGAAAATCATTCCAATCTCTTTCTTTATAAAATATACTACGTCCTTGTGCCATAACTTTGCTTTTGTTTTTTAATAAAGGAATCCCAATCTTCTTGTGTTCCCCAATCAATGAAATCTCGTGTACTTCTGTTGAAAAATGTTTTTCCATTTAATAACATCTTAAAAATTACATGTGATATGTAGATTTCTCCTTCTTGTTTTATGGATTCATATGTATCTACAAATTCCATTGCATCTGAAAATGTGTATAACCCACAACAGAAATCCGATGAAATTACATTCTTCTCCACAATCGTTAAAACTTCACCGCTATCATTCTTTTTTATATATGATTTATTTCCAGGTGTTATGTTTGTACAATTATTTAAAGAATATGTACAAACTTCGTTTTTACCAATCTTATCTATTTTAAAATAATCATCGGCATCCTTAATAAATATAGAACCTGTTATATTCTTTTTCTCAATTGCCTGTGAAACTGTATCCGATGCACTATGTGTATCGTTTTCAAGTAGTAATAATTCGAAATTTAAAACATCCTTAAATTGTAAATTTACCAATTCAATAAGTTCACTTGTTAAATGTCTTTTTAATGCAACTATAATAATTCGGTCAAACGTACTTAATGGTAATCCCTGAATTGATTCGAATACCATTAAATTACCACTCGGGTGTTCAAGTAACCATTTTGGTAGTTCAGTAGTAAATCTACTACTTTTACCTGCACATGGTATTATAAGATTTCGCATAACTTATTAATATTAGTTTGTAAATATTTTTTTATTTCAACATCATTCGTATATGGATAAATACGTTGTAAATTAATTATTTGTAACAATTCATATTTTTCTATTGGATAGTTTTCTACCAACCAATCATCAATATATGATAATCCAAGTTTTATTTTAGATAAATCAGTTACACTACTTACCATATTTAAAGACCAGTACAGATGTGTATCTTGTCTTAATTTTACTAAGTCCATAGTTGGTGATTCAATATATGAATCTAAAAAATCTATTAGATATATTTCATCTGTAAATATCATGTTTGAAAGAGTCATATCTCCATGCGCCAATCCTACCTTTATTCGTATATCAATCTCATTATCTAGTAGTGGTAACAAAGTATCACCATTTGGTAATGATTTTAATTTATTCTTTAGTATCTGTATTGGTAACGTGGTTTCTCCAATAATACGCTCTTTGAAGTATCCATCGAGTTTACGTATTAATCCATCTAAATCTCGTTTAGTTGCTAAAGTAAAGAATTGGGAAAATGATTCTCCTTGGATATATTCCATTAAGAAGGAATCATTATTTATTTCAATTACGTTAGGTGATTTAAAGTAATTAGATTTAAATTCTTTTTGTTTTAGTGCAGACTTTACTAACCTAATATCACCAGTTGATGCAGATTTAGTTACTACGTTTTCATGTAGTTTTAAATTATAATTACTATGTCCTTTTACTTTAAAATCCACTTGTAATCCTTTAAACTATCTGTAATACACAATCTTACCCATTCATCTCCTCTATCAGGTATTATACAATTCTTTCTAAATATAATATCCTCTGGTAATGGTGGTAAATCACTTTCTTTTATATGTAACCAATTTGCTTGAGATGGAATTGATTTAATACCTCTATTATATAGTTCTATCATAAGTTTACCTCTCACAGATTTTACTGATTCAATATATTCATCAGCAAACTCTTTATTTTTTATCAATGTTTCTACCCACTTATATGTTTGACCTGTTATTTCGTACATATCTCTAAATTGTACCATCTTTTCAATATTCTGTTTTTGAGAAAATACACATCCAAATCTAGTTCCTGCAGAACCATATGCTTTTGATAAAGTTCTTGTAACATATAAATTGGGATATTTATCAATCAAATCAATACAACTTTCTTCATCTGAAAATTCTATATATGCTTCATCAACTAAAGTTGGTTGTCCTATATCTAATATCTTAATCAAATCCTCTCTACAAATCACATCACCAATCGGTGAAGATGGATTTGATAATACTACAATAGAATTACTTGTAATTTTATCAAGGAATTCTAATATTGGAAATTTTATTACATGATATGGAACTTTTACTATTTTTGTATCGTGCATTTGTCCATAAACATCGTACATTGGAAATGATGGCTCAGTAACTACTAATCGTTTTTTTCCCCAAAACCAATGTCGGTTTGAGTTTGCTTCAAAAAAGTATTTTATACATCTGTCAGAACCAAATCCCATAAGAAAATGTTCATATCCATAAAACTCAGTTAATGCTGGTTTTAATTTATTTACATTAGGATAAAATTTAATATCTTCTTCTGTTAATGATTTTTTATAATCTTTAAATACCTTTCCCCAAGATGAATTTCTTTCTGCAGAATGTAATCTTAGTTTATCATGTGGTACTATAGGGTGAAATTTTCTTTTAATCATTTGAATCTTCCTTTATAATAATCGTGATTATGTTCTTGTTCTTTATTGAATTTATTAAGTTCAATATACTGATTCTTCTGACTTAACATTGAGAATCTTTTTATTTCCGATAACATAGATGGTGTCATAGATACTTTTCCATCTCTAGTTTCATCTATTTCTAATATTGTAAAATGTCTTTCTAGTACATCTATACCTTGGAATATAGCTAATTTTGCAGTAAGTAAATTATCTTCATGTGGATTAGAATGGTCACTATAACCAACCTTATCTAAACCAAAATAAAATCTATAAAAGTCTATATTTTGTAAGTTGGCTTTTTCTAAAGGAGTTGGGTAAACACACGTACATCCCAATAAATAAAAGTCTATATCCATCTCTTTTAGGTTAGATACGGTTTTACTTATTTCATCTAAAGTTAAACTTGATGCAGAAAAGTATAATGTTTTGAACTTTATATCTTTTAATAATTTACCATATCCAAACGCAGGTATTGAGTATCCAGATAGTTTCAAATTATCATAACCCAATGAATTAAAATATTCTGTGTGTCTTGGTGTGAATAATGTAGTCATAGATTCTACATCATGTTCCTTACATTTATCTATAAAGAATTTTTCATCTTCCCATGATAATTCAATACCCTTTAATCTTTGGTACTCTTCCTTATATGGTCTAAACTCTTCATACTCTTCTCTCTTAGTAAACGTATCTGCTTTAATGGATTGTATTTTTAATATATCACTATCCACAGCTGCAAACTCTATCATAGATTCTAAAATAGCTCTATCACCATTGTGATTTTGACATAACTCTGAAATTATTTTCATAACTAATTCATTTTTTCGATTACTCTATTATATGCTTTTTCTTGAGATTCCAATGCAGTACCCCCAACATGTGGTGTTATTATAATTTTATTATTTTTTATTGATAATAAAATAGAATTTTTAACACTATGTTCATTTTGGATAACATCAGTTGCATATCCTTTTATTTTATCTTCATCTATTAGAGTTAAAATATCCAATTCATTGATAATCTCTCCTCTACTTGTATTTACTATATATATTTCTTTTTGGAATTTTGATATATATTTTGAATCTATCATACCAATATTTTCATCACGCAAATCTACATTTATACTTAAGAAATCAGTTTCATTAAAAAATTGACTATCTGTATAATTTATATCTGATGTGTATACATTTTTAAATATTGGTTTACAGATGTGTTCAATCATTTTTCCTAATCTACCATATCCAAGAATACCAAGAGTTTTTTCATGTAACTCTACAATATTTTTTGTATTTCTTGGTAGTGATAACATTAAATATAAATTGTGTTCGGCAGTTGACCATATGTTTTCCAAAACCTTATCATTTTTAATTGAAATAACAGGTATTGATACATCTATATGATTTGTTCCAGTTGATGGGGATACTACCATAGATATTTTTGTATTTTTTATAAAATCATCTGTTATTTGAAACTTTTGGTAATTTGGTGCAGAAAACAAATAATCACTAGTTTGTATACTATACTTTTGTTCCAATTCTGTTAAGTCTGATAAATCTAAACACTTGTATTTAGATTCAACATTTTTTTTAAAATTTGGTAAGTGTTTGTATGGTGTTAAAAATGCAATTCGTTTCATGGTGTGTAAAATGATTTTGGTAAAATCCATTCTTTATAGTTTTTACCAGTTTTCCAATATTCATGCTCACAATTTATTATTGCAATTTTATTATCATCACTTCGTGTCATAGATACTTCAGAATTTATACAAAATAAAAATTCATGTATATCTCTATCATTTATTCCAATTACATGCGTTTCCATATACATACAAATTCCACTAAAATTATTTTTTGTTACCAACTCTTTCCAACTATCAACGGAAGGTCTAATAAAACATTCATCAAGTGGTGAGTAGTGAGGTTGAAAGATAAAAGTTTTAGAATTAGAAAATACTTCTTTCAGTAATTTTTTATTTTCATATAAAAAATTGTAATATTTTTGTACTAATTTATATTCATCGGAATTCCATTGATCAGTTTGATTAGAAATACCCAAATTATTTAAGTTCTGACCAGTGGAAATTATTTCATTATAACTATTATATAAATCTGATATATTTGATTTGTATTTTATGTGATTTGGATATCCTTTCTTGTGTTTATTATGGTTATAGTATAAATGTTGTTGGTTTATTTTATTTTTATTATCTAACAAGTGTACGTTACTCGTGTATATGTTAAATCTGTTATTTGATAATAATTTATAAAAGGAATTTATAGATTTTAGTGATTTAGATTTATATGAATCAGATGAATGGTGGCTACGATATACTCCTCCCAAAAAAGATTTACCTTTAATACTAAAACACTTTAGTATAGTAATATCAAATTCTTTGTGTTTTTTAAATCCCCTATCATAGTCAATACCCTCAATACTTGGTGTTGAGAAAGTGGCTACTATATTATTTTTATCTACATTAGAATTTGGTCTATAAACTTTAAGTAACTGCTCAATTGTTTCAATTTTTGTAATATAGTTACTGACATTCATTTTGACATTATGTTCCTTCTTTACATAAATTAATACGTTTTTTAAATTGGTTCGTGTAAAAACACTACCTTGTGCTCTTGTTTGACCTGGATGAATTATAAATTCATAATTATCGATTGAATCATCATTAAGATTTATTATTGTATTGTAATGTGATTCATCATTTGGTTTAAAACTTACATGTAGTGGCAAATTTGTATCGAAATCACAATCAAGTAGTTCATTTACTATATTAATTCGTTGCCTTAATGTATATGGTGCATCACCACGTTCAAAATATTCATCTATACGTTTGAATGCATTTGAGTAATCATCAAGTGATTTAAATAATCCTGTATTATCATACATCCAATTATTTCTTACATCGGTATTTGTTGAAGTTTGTGCTCCACAATCTTTAGCTGCAACTGCCCATGGTAATGATGTAACATGATATATATCTTGTTTTGATAAAATTTCATTTATCATAGATTTATCATACTCTGATATAATCATAATTTATATTTAGTTACTAGTTTTTATATTTTCTAACATTGGTACAAGTTCTTTATATGAACAATTTTTACAATGAGATGTTGGATTGTTTGTATTACATCCATTTTGTACATTTTGAAAATCTTCTGAACTTCGTATATCATCTAAACTTTCTTCAAATAGATTTCCGAATGGTTCAGCTGCGGTATTTAAACAACACATCTTTACATTACCCTCTACGGTTGTATATAATCCTTCATTAACCCAATAACAATCTTCATAATCCCATTTAGATTTTCCTTTTACATTATCACCCCAAGATTTTAAATACTGTAGTTGTTCATTGGTATATCCACCTGGCATACTCTTATCTTCACTCCAATCTTGTGCAATATTTAAACGAAGTTCTTCTAAACCATATCCATCTACGATTTCATCACTTACTCTCTGTATATCACTTACGTTTTGAGGATTGACAACATAATTACAAGTTACCCTACATCCTCTTCTATCCATTTCTTTAAAATCACCTAGAAATGATAATAATCTACTCCACTTTGCAGGAGAACGATCTCTTTCGTAACTTTTATCATACCCATCAATTGAAAAGTACAATAAATCAATATATTGTAATGCATCTTGAAAGCGGTCTCTCAATGGCCTTCCTTCACCAATATTATATTGACAATTGGTTGCAACTATTAAGAAAGCATCTGGAAAATATTCTTTAAATATTTTACATACTTCATTAAATTTTGGATGTAACATTGGCTCACCCATACCCATTAGTTTAGCTTCAGTTATTGGATGATGTTTTATACTTTCCATTAATGTTCTAAACTTTTCGATAGGCATATGTTTCAATGCACCGATTACTTCATCTCTATTACAAAATGAACAAGCAAGATTACAATAGTTTGTAGTTTCTAAGTAAACATATGTGATTGGTTTATTCATTATATATAAGTTTTGCTAATTTAAAATCCAATTCAGTATCTACATCAATCAGTTCATTTTCACTCCAATCTATTACAAGTGGAAATGGATTATCTTTTGTATTTGGAAACAATTCCCATTCAGATAACATATGACTTTTTTCATAAAATACTAAAGAGTGTGTGGCTGAATAAACCCAAGGTCCTGCAGTTGTAGATAATCTATCATTAGCTTTAAAATTTATTGGATTTTTTATTTTATCCCAAAAAAAGTTTCTTTCTTTCTGAACCGTTATTGCACTTTTGCAATCAGATTGTTTAAACCAATCTATTAATTTCTGCAACTCTTCTACTTTAACAAAAGGTTGACATGGATTATAATTAATGATATAATCAGACTTCACTTTATTAAGATGATCATACATTATAGAATGGGGTGCATTTCCAGGTTTAACTGATTCATAACTTCTATGTAATATATCAACACCATCTATGATGTGTTCTTTGAGTTCTTCATCATATGCTGCTAGATACTTTTCATCTACATTATTTAATTCAGATAAGTTTGATAATGCAATATCAATTAAAGTATTACCATCTCCCAAATTACGTAAATGTTTATTAGGACAACGAGTACTATCTTTTCTAGCGTGTATTATAATTGCTATTGTTTTCATTTAATATGTTTCTATTAATTTATTATTAATATAAAATTGTAATTTTTTATTCTGTTTATCTATAATCATTTTTGCGTTACCTTCACCAAAATAATTACCCAATTTCATTTCCCATTGTTTGTTTGATAAATCATCAATAGTAATATAGTTACTGAATTTCTTATATGGGGATTGTACAAATATTGGAACTGCACTACCCAATGATGATAAAAATAACATCCTATGAGTACCCCTATCTAACATAGAACTTGTACTATTATAACAAATTGGATATATTATTCCATTTTTTTTCATATTAACATATTGCCTTTCATCCAAATCAATTCTCCATGCAAATTCTTCATACGTTCTAAAGAAGTTTGTTATTGAAATTTTAGTAGGATATTTTATATCAAAAAGTGCAGATACTTCATCTATCGATTCTTTACTTAAATCTGTTTTATCAATCTCTTTTATAAATTCCCTATATATTTCTATATTTGGATTTGAATGTACGGCTTTCTGATATTTATCAAAGAATATACTTGGAATTTCTAAATACATAAAAGAATCCCATGTTTTATTCAACCCAGTCATATCCATTGATACCACATCTGATTTAGTTACAGTTTCCGTATTATCATCATTTCGTATCCAATGACATTTAGGAGGATATCCCCACCAAAATCCACCATCATCCTTTTTATCAATATCGGAATTAAATGGAACTGTATTAGTTCCATCATTTTCTTCTGATTCTAAATTATTTTGTATTCTAAGCTCTGTTTCATTATACAAATCAATAACCTTCTGATATGGTATAATATCAAATGGTTCAAGGTGTTCAAATACATCAAATAAATATTTTACTTTACTTTTCTTCATTTATATATCTATATAATTCGTTTGCAAATAATACATGCCCAGCTCTACTTGGATGTGCAGGTGTATTTTTATTTGATTTCCATTTATCTTTTTCAAATAATGATTTATCATTAAATTCATGTAAAAATGATGAAATATTTTTTAAATCAAATCCCCAATATTTAGTTTTATCTATTAAATCAATTTTATCATATTCTTTAGAATATACCATAGATTCAAATGCATCAACCATTATATAATTTATATTATTATGTTCTAAATACTTTTGAAGTATCATTATAATATTTTGATTGTACATCGAATAATAATAATCATCATACATATCTGTTATGTAAAACTTTATATACCCATCCATGAAGGATTGTAGCTCAGTATTTTCTGGATGTTCTAATCCAGGTATTAAACTTTGTTTGATTTCGATTCTACTATCTGCGATACCGTTTATTCTATCTCTTTTCTTAAAATTAGAGGGAAAGAACGATGGAGTATCTCGTAACGAAGAAGTAAATGATATTAATACAAAATCATCAGAAGTTATTGATTCGCTGAATACCTTATTAAGTATATCAATATTAGAACAACCATTTTCTCCTAAATTTAGATAATCACAATTAAACTTATCTGCTAGTAATTTTGTGAAAGAATTACTTCTTCTAAATTTATTACAAATCTTTCTAGCCTCTGTCTTATCATCTCCAACAGAATTATCAAATATTTGTTGTTCGTATTCTCTATCAGTTCCCAATCCTACTGTAAAACTATCTCCAAATGATACTATTCGTTTCATATTTCTAAATATTTTGCAAAATTATCAAAATCTAATAAATTATAATTAGACCAGTCAGCTGATTCGTATACTCCATCCAAGTCAGATAATTTAAACGCGTTCCAATCATCTACTAGTACTATAGGAAATAATTTAGCAAAATGCTCAGTAACTACGTTTCTATGGCATATTGGAACTATTTTAAGATATAAACACTCCCACATCCTATGACAATCTATTCCGTTTCCTTCTGGACTTAAACAGAACTTATATCTAGCTAAATCTTTAACGTACTCTTTAAACTTTAACCGTTTACTTTCATTTAAATTTAATCTAACTCCGGCTGCATAACATAACGGTCTCCAGTATTTTCTCTGTCCTCCTATAATTTCAAAGTTAAAATACACCAATTCTGTTTTAGGTATATCGTTACTAATTACTGAATTAAAGTAATCCAAATCTCCCCACTCCCATCTACTATTAGCTAATCCTATAGGAATAGGAATTAATCTCTCATGAGTAGTATTTACATTTTGACTATATATTTTTTTAATATTGGGTATATCAAAAAGGATTTTATGAGCTTCATCAAAAGAATCATCAGACTGATGTAGTATTAAATCAAAAGGGTTTTTGAATTTTTTAAGTTTATCAATGAACTCACTTTCAAGCAATTTAGGTTTAAATCTATTCAAAAGAGAACTATTTGCGTATACTAAAGAAGGGTTATTATAATTCTCAAAATCAAATTCATCGATATCCAACCATAAACTATCTGCATTACTACTTTCGAAAGTTGTATGTTCTTTTTTACTAATCCCTACATGACAAATATCTTGCCATTTTTCTCCTGATATTATATTCATTTTTGAATTCTTTTATTTTCATCTATAATAAACTTAAAAATATTTAGATTCAGTTTTTCTTTTTCTACAAATGATGATAGGGCAGATACATCTTTTGGTAAACACGAACCACCAAATCCCTTAAACTCTTTACTATAACCCAAATATTCATCTTCACCTACGTTTTCTAATAAAAATGCATTTAGTACTTGATTATAATCTACACCTAAATGGTTACTAAGTTCTCCATATGTAGTTGAAAAGATAGTTCTTAAAGCTTTATAAGAATTAGAATAATATTTAGCGAGTTCTGATTCTGATGGTTTTACTTGTGTAACTGTTTTAGGATAATGTCCATGAGAATTAACTACATCTAAATATGCTGATTTATGAGTAGTTCCTACGATAAGTACATTGTGGTTTTTTGTAAAATCTTCATATCCACATCGTTCTCTTAAAAATTCAGGTACATGTGCTAGCTTTAAATCTTTATACTCTTCTTGTAGTTTTGTAGTAGTACCTGGTTGTGTTGTGGATTTAATGGCTACTGTTCCTTTATATTCATACTCTGATAATTTCCTTATTAGTTGTTCTACTATTGAAACATCACACGAACCATCTTTATTTTGTTTTGTAGGAACACATATATAAATTATATCACTATTTAGAGTACCCTCTAATGAAGATTCAGGTATTTTAATATCATAAACATATACCGAATGGTTTAGTTCCTTAAATGCTTTTGTAATTGCAGTACCAACCATTCCATAACCTATAACCCCTACATTCATATAACCTTTTTTAAGTAATCAGATATTTTTTCATACGCATTAAATTCGTATGTTTTTCTTTTATATAAATATATATCTAAGATATTTTGGATATTTTTTAATGAGAGTTCATCACTAATATTATGAGAAATACCAAGTCCCATTTTTTCTATTAATTTTGCAGTTTCTATTATTTCAGATGAATCTGTTTTATCATAAACACAGATTGGAAATGTACCGTTTTCTATACAATGAGTTAACATTCCTATTCCAGGTCTGATTATGAATATAGAATCGTTATCACTATCACGTAAGTCATTGGAAATCAGATACTTATCTTTATATTTGTTAGAAATTTTGTTAAAAAAGTTTGTATAATTATCTAAGTACGATAAACTTGGCTTTACAATTACAATTTTTTTAAAATTTTTAGTTTCTTTTACTATCTTATATTCACACCCCCACCCAAATTGTATTTTATTTGAATGTGTTTGTAATGTGCCAGTTTCTACATACTTGTTGGTAATTATTCTTGGTGTGGTTTCTTGAATTAAATTAGAATCAAATGTACTTAGTTCATTTATACCGAATTTATTTAAATACACATCATGCCATAAAAAAGAGCCCATTAAAATTATATCTTTTCTATGAAGTAAAAGTCCTGCTACATTATCACTCACAACAATATCATAATCAAACAAATGAGTTTTGTTTTCATTTATCCAATCCATGTATTGTTTAAAATAAATTTTATTATTTTCAAGTACTTTATCCCATCTTATATTTTCAATATTATAAAATTTAAAACTTATAGAAAGTTCAGATATTTCTTTATTAAATTTATCGTATTGGTATTTTTCACAGAATATAGTTACATGAAAGTCTTCTAATAAATTCTTAGAAACTTCTATAACTCTTTTTAAGTGACCATATCCATTTGAACATGTAAAAAATGCTATTGTTTTCATTATAGTTTATCAATATTCCAAACCTTCATCATTTCGCCAACAATTGGCTCATAATAGTCAACATAGTTTTTAGAATGATATCTAGTCTTTACTATTGTTTTGATAAGTTTATCAATCAAATTAGAATCAGATGAGTCTTTAAAATATTTATCTTTAAACTGAATCATTTTTTCTTTAGATTCAAATTCTTCATAATAAACATGTGTTAGTTGATATTCCTTTTGTATAGAGTGTATCATCTGTATTTCGTATGTAAAGATACGTAATATGGTGTTCATCCATTCGATTGAAGGAGATACTGCTATTGGTAAATGTGTTCCTAAATATATATGTTCTGCCTCTATCTTGTTCAACATCTTATCATGGAATATTTTCATGTTTTCAGGCGTTTGTGATTCTACATCTACAAACAATCCCTCGTTTATTAAATGTTGCCACAATGGAAGTGATAATAAAACATTTTCTTTATTTTTACGTTCTAACATTATGATATTGTACTCTTCTTTTAATTTTTCAAACCGATTGGTAGAATATAAAAATGATATAACAACAGGATTGTTTAATAGAATGATATCATAAATTCCATCTTCATGTAGCATCTGTGATTCAAATTGTTCTATTAAATTATTTTGTGTTTCATCAAAATTAATTTCTCCAATATAGTTATGTGGAAATTCATCACCAATTACATTTAATATAATGCTTTTTAATTGTGTACCACCTGATCTATAATGTGATAGTATTATAGTTCCTTTTTTGTTTTTATCTATTATCATAATTTAAATTAGTTTTGGTTCATACCATTCTCTAAAATATTTATTCATAGCTCTATGCCCCTTTGGGGTTAGCAAATCTAAATCAGTAGGACAGCCATCTTTTATTAGTGTTTCAAGAAAGTCAGTTCCAACAATGGGAGTTATACCATAAAGATTACAATATTCACCTATCAAAACACCTGGTCCCATTATTTGGTAATTTTTGTAATTTGGTATTTTTTTATTTATTTTTTGTTGTCTATAAAAATATATGTTTATCATTAAATCCATAGTATATGAGTTTGATAAAAATACACAATCGTTTATATTAAACATACCAAATTCATGAGGCATACTACTACCATGTGTTGTAAATAATTTATTATTTGAATATGTTTCTTTAAAATAATCAAGCTTTTCTAAATTATTTTTTTCTTCTTCTAGTGTAGGCCATGATGGTCCAAAGTGGGGATTAAAAATAACATCAGGTCTAGATTTAACAACTATATCATATTCAAAATTATTTTCTAGTTCATATTCACGTTTTAATAATATAGATTGTGAAAATCCATAAAACAAAGAACTCCAATGGTCGTTATCATAAAAAAAATATTGTTTTTTAGAATCGAATATTGATTTTTTAGGTTTGTAAGTTTGAATAAATCTATCATATTCTTCTTTATCTATATCTCTATTTACATAATCAGCGCTGATATGTGTTCTATCACCGCTATAATTCCACGTGTGAGTGAAGTAATCTACTTGATGTCCACCATACAACCAATGGTTTATTTGATTGGAGTAGGCGAGTTCCCAGTTACGTAACTGGCCACTTAAACAAACTGCTATTCTCATTGTTAAAAGTTTTTAATTCAATTCTATGACCGATACAATCCCCATAGATGTTATTATTAGTTCTACTAGCATTTGCAACAATCGCAAATACAAATGAATTACAATACATAATATCTTCATTAAGATAACATTTATTATTGTGACCACTGTGGTTTATTTCTTGAGTAAATAGTACATTGTAGGTTACATCAATATTATTAAAATATTTTGTGAATATCAACTCTTTTAAATTTTTAAACAATGGTATATTGTTTAATATTAAATGACCATTGTAGAATTCATCATTATCTAATTCATATCTCTTAATTTTAGTATAACATTCTTCTATAGTACCAACATATAAATCAACATGTGGTGGAAATGAGTAATCTAGTTCCTCTGAAACTATTAATGTTATCTTTTGATTATAAAAATTGTTGTTCATTTTTAGGTTTTATGTATTGTCCGTAACGATGTTTATCGTAGTTATTTGATAATTTGTGCATATCTGATTTGAATTTATCACTTAGTAATGTACCATGTTTTATATTATACATATTTTTTAATTTTCCGGTTTTGTGTAAATTAATAAAATAATCAACATGAGAATATCTTATAATACTGATAAAGTAAGTAACTGGTCTACAATTTAATTTATTATTTATTATATGTTCAGCGGGTGTTATATGTACTCCCACGTTTGGTTGTATTTTTTTAACATACATATCATCATATATATTAGCGTGTATGTTTATAGCATTTTCATGACCGAATACGCACCAATCATTCATATAAAAATGAGGTTCATTTATATAACTCTTTGGTTTTGTGGTTAGTTTTTCAGTAATTCCATTTTGAGAATATATTGTATTTGGAGTAATTTGATCGGAGGTGGTATTATTTATTATGATATTTACACGATGTAACATCTCCAAACTTAAAAATATATCAGGTCTGGTTGATATTACACAATCGTATTTTATATCATATTCATTTTGATAATCATTTTTCAATTGATTAACTTTTTTTAATAAATAGGGATATTTTACATAATCTTCATCATGGTTTCCGATTATAGAAGTGCCAATTACCTCATATGCATTAAGAAATGAAAAGTTAGATTCTATAACTTTTGTATTTGCATACGAATCATCCCACGTTGATAAGAAAAAATCATATTGCACATCTGGATGTATATCATTATACATCTGGAATATTTTAGAAGTAATATCCCAATGACGTAATTGTCCTGCGAGTATTATGGCTATTTTTATTTTCTTTTGTGTAAATTCCCAATTACCCATTTCCATATTTAAATATTTTTTTAATTAAATTATCATTTACACTATAATTATTAATTAAATCAGAATTGTGTTGTAATACCTCCTTCATATCTACAATCATATCAAACACCGTTTCAATACTCATCTTTGAAATACTATCTGATATATCCATTATCATTTTTAATCTACGCGTGCCATCAATTTCATCATCGTAAGATTCATCCCACCATTTTGAAAATGTTTTAAACCCATTTTTTTTCATTTCTTTTAAATGTTGATATGGTCCAAATTGAATTACAGGATGTCCACAAAACATTGGATTATATGTAGAACTATGTAAATGACATGCATTTTCTTGAAATGGAAATGCACACATTACCAAACTTATAAGAGAGTTCTTATAATGTATTGGGTCAAACGGCAAATCTGCATTAAACGTACCGACTTTATGACCAGGTACACCAACGTTTGTTTCATCCGTAACATCTATGTGAAATGGCATCTTTGATTTTAATGAGTTTATATTATCGGTTGTTGTTAAATTCTGAAAAGAGTTTCCATAATGCATATCCTGGAATTGTGGGAAACTTACTAAACTATTTTCTAATATATTGTTTTTATTCATATGTAACATAAATACATTACGCTCCCATCTATCAGTTCTGTTAACTTTTAGGAAATGTTTTATATTATGTAAGTTATCCTTCTTGTATTTTAATTCATCTTCTATAACTATACTATCAGGTAAACATGGTATTTTTTTTAACCTTTGAATATCGTGAACATTATACATAAATGAAAATAGGTTTATATATTTTCTAATATTATTACTACTCTTCCATTTTTCATGAGTTGATTCTGCTAATAAATTATTAGTTATAAAATATAACTTATCTGCTGGTAGATTTAAATCATCAATTGATTTATATATTATATTTAAAAACTCAGTATACGGTGCACCTTCCATTGTATCATCGAATACTAATTTACCATTTCCATTACGAACATTATTTAATATAATTTCTGGAATTTTATTTATATGCTTAGCCCATAAATTTGTATTATGATGAACACATACACAATATAAAAATGGCTCTTTAAAATCAAATTCCTTCACATGTACTGCATCTGTACCTAATGTATATGGTAAACTTGAATGAGAAAATAAAGGTCTGTTTATCAAAATTCCCCTATTATCAAGTTCTTTAATTTCACTTACATCATCATATAGTTTTAAAATAGAATCAGAAGCATCATGCATACTACATTGATTAAATGTATCAATTAAGTGTTTCATCTGATTTTATTTTTTTATTAATTACCTTTGCTATATCTATACATTGTTTAATATCTGGATGACCTGTATAATCCCTATATTGTATTTTATAATTTATAACTTTACTAAAATCTATTTTATTATATAGAGGTAATAGTTTTTTATTATCTATTATGATGCCTTTTTCCATACTAGTTAACATTGAGTCCCACTCTACAAATCTATACTCAAACCCTTGTTCTTTTAAGTAAGATTGTAGTAAAACTATGTTAGTAAGATATTTTGTAACTAAATCTAATTCTAAATTTAAATCTAAGTCAACTAATGCTTTGTAGTAGTTAGAAAAATGCTCTAATACCAAATAGTGCTTATCTGTATCTTTAATAAAACTTTCATAGGAAACATCGAGGATTTCTTTATCATCCATACTTAAGGGAGATTTACCCCTTCTCCATGTACTAAATTTAGGTTTAAAATATTCTCCTCTTTCTCCTATATCTCCTGGAGTTATATTAACTGTACTTCTATTAATTAAAAAACCAAATCGTTCTTTCCAAGTCAACCCAATTACCACTAAAGTATTACTTGAGTCTAGTTCAGTAAGGTTTACTACTGAGTTCAGTATTATAGATTCCATAGACTGTCCATTTGCAGCCATGTTTATATGTTCGATATTTAATAGTTTAGAAAGGTGCACAGTCCACCTTTCTTCATCTTTAAGCTTGTCTCCTGCGGTAAAACTACATCCATTTGTATATAAATTTTTATATTTATTCATTTAAATGTTCTTTTAAATAAGTTGCCCACTTCTGATGTGATAGTTCGGTTGGGTGATGATTATCAAATAAATCATCTTGTTTATTTTCATTTAGTGTTGTAAGTATAAATTCTTTAAATGTTATATCTAGGAAATTGCTTTTACGTAATTTTATGTATTGTTTTTTTATTTGAAGATTTTCCGATGAGAATGGTATTCTTTTAATTGCTTTTATTAAATTAACACTATCTAATATACCATGCTTTTGTGGGTCGTTTGTTGCTTCAAATGTTTCATAAAATGCATCAAAAAATATATGTTTTATATTATGTGAATTTAAGTAAGTATGTATATTGATATTTTGAATTAAGTATCTCATAATATACTCTTCTTGATTCCAAAAATAAGTAGTATATAATTTGGTAAATTCTTCAAATCCATTAGATGGTGTATGGATAGCAGGTGATGCTGGATATATAGTTTCCCACCTACCTGAATCAGATTCATTCATTATATCTTTATAATAGAAATCCTTTCTTTCAGGAGAAGTCCATCCTACTATTACAAAAATTTCATCTGCATTATATTTTTCTAATAAATTTCCAACTTGTGATATTACTCTTTTTTCTATACCATCATTAGATGAACCTGCATGTGAAGTATTACGTACCTCAATATTAGTTAGTTTTGATAACTTATCCGGCCATACTTTTGGTAATCGGTATGCATCATTATCTCTGTGGTCAATATTTGTGATACCACGTGCTTCTAATTTAGGATCTAAAATATCACCTGCTGTCCAACTATCTCCCTCTGTTAGTATTATTTTTATATTATTAGTCATTCCCAACCCATTCGTTTTTGAATAAAACAGGATGATTTCCATTACCAGACATATCCATTAACTTATAATAGGTTCGTTTTGAAAAATCACTACAAAATACATTTCTTAAACTAGTCATATATCCCTGTGCTTTTTCTAACCAAGAATTATAATCAGTAAAGAATTCATTCCAACTCAGCTCATCTGCCTCACTACGTTGAATACTTATTTTTGAAATATCTCCATGAAATATTGATCTGTGGGTTTCTGCTATTAATGTTGCACAACCTATCCATGTGTAAGAATTTGAATAATCAATTATATTATCATAGTTCATTTTTACAGAATTCTCAGAGGTAGTTTCTATTAATGTAAATTCTTTTTTATTCACGTTGTGATTTAAAACAACATCATAATATCTGTCTAGTTCATCACCATTAGTACCGAAATCCCAATTTAAATCGAACTCCATGCGTTTTTCTACATCCGTTCCTGTTTCGATATCGTGTGACCAAAAAACCCATCCTATTTTTTTGTGTACATTACCTCCTTCTCCCTTATATCCGTTATGAAATATTCCAGCATGTTTACCATTCTTTGCAATTATTGCTCCATTGTATACACCTGTTTCTTCTATAATTTTATTTATTTTTTTTACATCTGGTTTAAATCTACAATATATAGAAAAATCTCCCTTAAGCAAATCTTGCATTTCATGGTTAACTAAATTATACTTATCTCCGTTTGTAAAGAAAAATATTTTGTTTTCATCTATTATCATAATTTTATAGTTTGTGTTTGTTCGTAAAAATCTGCCAGTTCTGGATAAACTTCTTTAAAATTAGTTTCTCTACGTCTATCATGTTCTTTAAAAAACACTCCAAAATCACGTCTTTGTTTTAATAACTCTTCTTCATTTCTATCGGTAAGCATCCAATCATATGTTCTTTTTACTTTTTGTATCTCAACATCAGAATATCCAACGTGTTGATGTTCAAATTTTGGAATACCGAGATAATTCATATGACTTGCTGCATCTTTTATTTTTATAGCCCATTCTTCTGGTAAAATCTTTACAGTTTGGTGTTTAGGATATCGTAAATAAGATGTATCTAAAAATACTGCAGAGTTCCAATATCTATCACTTGAAGTGTATTTCATCTTTAAACCATAAATATAATCTATTAATTCTTTATAACTTGGTACTGATAGTGCATTAAAAGTTGACATTACTGTGATACTAATTCGTTTACAACTTGAAAGAATTTTATTTACATTTTTATCAAACTGTTCCCAATTTAATCCGTTTCTAATGTACTCTGCTTGTTCTCCATACCCATCAACTGATGTGAATATAATAAATTCTTCTACAAGTTCCTTTTCTTCAATTGCTTGAATCTTTTCTATTAATCTATCAACTAATTTATCAGGAATTCCTAAATTAGAATTTATTGCTAATCTTAATTTTTTATTTGGGTTAGGTTCGTTTATAATATAATCTAAAACTCCCCAAGTATCTTTACTCATAAGTGGTTCTCCACCTGTGATTCTAAAAGTATGTAAATCTCTATATAAATCTGGCCACCATCTCCAAAATGCTTCTACATAAGGATTTTCTTCTGTATGTAATATAGGAACTTTACCCTCTCCAATCAAACCTTCCAAATCATTAAATTTATCAAGTGTTGGATATGCTCCTTCTGCTTTTATTTCTTGCATCCATGCTGATGAAAACGAAGGTCCACAATATGAACATTTAAAGTTACAAGCATTTGAGAAAGCAACTTCTACATATTTTGGATTATAATCTCCTCTCCAGCCCAAATCTTTAATTTCTTGCATATGAGGAAGTGACCAAGATTCTGCTGATTTAAATACTCTATCTGAAAACTGAGGTGATGCATCTTCAACATCCCAACAATAATGACACTCTTCAGGCCTTCCACCTTCTAACATTTCTTTACGAATACGTTTTTTAAAACGTGTGTTGTGTAGTGCAGAAGGATTTCGTTTTATCTCACTTTCATTTATCTTATGTGTTGTTGGGTGATGACAAGAATGAGTATGTCCCATTTGTAAGTGAATTGTAACTTGTGTCCATTTAGCTAAACAGAATCCACATCCTTGTGCATCAAGTTCTTTTTTGGTATTCACATATATTGGATTGTTAGCAAAAGCTAAAGAAGGATCTAATTTTGGAGTTTCACTCATAATTTTACGTTTATTAATTTTGCTTTTGTTGATATTTCTTCAATATCTAATAACTCATATTTCAATTGTTTGATACCATCTGATTTATAATCCCATGTTCCTTGTTGCATCTCGTGGATGTATCTTTTCTCGTTTCGAGCAGTAGTTTCTCCCTTTGCCCATACATCGTTTCCACTTGAATCTTTAATCATTCCTTCATCTTGATGTGGTAAACAATTCATTTTACCATCTTTACGATGAGGTATAATAGTATGTGGAATTTTAATTTTTTCTTTATTAAACATTCCTCTTGTTATTTTACCATTTATACCATTACCACTTAAATCAATGGCCATTCTCGTTGAATTAACTTGTTCTTTGTTGTTAAAATCATAATGTAACACGAGTTTATCAGTTGAGATTTCCTTATGTAATTTTGAAATTTCATTAGAATCTAAACATCGATTCCACATCATTACTTTAGCTATATCACCCTTAAACCATTTGTTTGGTTCTGTTCTAGCAGTTGAGGTTGTTGTTCCTAAATAATAATCATCTAATCCATATGATTTTAATCTATCTTCATATTTAAGTGGTGATTGTGTGCCATGACCATGTCTTGCATCTGATTCTTTTCCATTTAAATAGAAATGTATATTTTGTTTAGATGTATCAACACTTAGTGTAATCCATGCCCATTGGTTTTCATATCTTTTTATCCATTGATATAAATGATTCTGAGTACTATCCCATAATTGAGCAGTATATGCTCTTGAATTATTATAACTCAATCCATAATCATATCCTGGTCTTCTTAGAATTGGATATTCACAAAATCTTCTATCTTCATCACCTATTAACCAAATTGGAACTTTTTCTTCTTGTTGATTTGCTCTTACTAAAACGGAAATTGTATGTGAACGAGATGTTAATGATTTTAATTTTTTATGTTTTGGTATTTTTACAAAACTGTTTTTACCATTAAATGATAAGTAGTTATTTAATGTACCTGAGTAATCAAGATAAGTATTATTTGCATATCCCTCTAAATTACATCTCCAAAATAAATCATCATCTTCCATTCCCCAATCCCAATAATCATTTGAATAACCATTAGTTTTTTCTACTTGTTCTTTTGAAAATAAAACTGCTCCTCCAAAGTATTCTTCATACTTTAGATTATAATCCATTTGAGATATTGAAGTTGCAATATGTATTGGAGTTGTTTTAGGAAACGAATAATCAGCACCTCCCCCGTCTTCAGGTATCATATCGATATCATGCCAAACAATATAATCACACCCATCTTCAAACGCATGTTTAGCAGCAACATTTTTCATAGCTCCCCTATTAAAAAGTTTATCATCACATTGATGACCAAAGTACATACAATACTCTATTCCTTTAGAGTCCAAATATGCTCCTACTTTTGGTACAAACTCTTTTAAATGAGCTTCTCTGTTTCTATAAGGAACACAAACTCCTAGTTTCATATTGTATCTGATATTAGCTTTTTAAACTTGGTTGTACTCCAACCATGTGAACGGTCTATCCAATGAATAAGTATACCCAAATCTTTTCCTGTATATGGATTATCTATATAATCCTCTCCTAAAAATCTTACATCAGGATTAATTGATTTTAATAAAAAATATAACTCTTCTTCGGTATCATAAGTTAAGAAAGTAGGATTGGTAAAAAAATATTTTAACATACTCTTACGTTCTTCTGTATTTAAGATTGGTTTTAATTTTTCAGGTCTTTGTATTTGTGGATTATCATGTAACAAAATATATTGGTTCGTACATTTATTATTCATCTCTTCAAATAGCTGGATATAACCTGGATGTATCACATCAAAGTTTCCACAAATTACTCCTATTTCTAATTTACTTACTTCCATAGTTCTACTGATATAAAATAATAATTATCCATTTTTGTATCTGATAATAATTTAAATCTAACATTATCAATTCCATCTCGTTTATAATCAGATTTTCCGTTTAATACTTTGTTATAAAAATGTAATTGATTTTTTCTTGTATCTGTCCAAGTCCATTTGTTTTCATAGAATCCATTTTCTTTATGATATAACAATTCAAAGGTAGAATCTCTTCTCCATGGTATTGGTATTGACATAAAATCATTAACTTGTTGAATTGGTACTTTACCACAATCCATAACTTCGGCAGTTCTACCTTTTCGGTTTCCACTTAAGTCAGGAATACTAGAATAAGTTGCAGTTTTCATATCATAACATACTTCAAGAGTATGTGGTACAATATAATCACCAAATGCTTCTGTAAGACCCATTGATTTGTTTGTAGATATTTCCTTAATTTGAGCTTCCTCTAGTGAATGATTAAACATTGCGAAATAATCAACTGTTCCACCGAAAGGTCTTCTATTATTAAATTCCAATGAAGGAGAATCACCCAAGTACATCTTCTTTTCAGAAGCATAGTTTAATAACTTACCAGGAAATTCAATTAAATCTATTAGTTCACCATCTTGATAAAATTTAATAACATTATCATCTTGATTTACAGTAACACATAATGTAGTTTGCTTTGGAGGAGATATGTTTGATTTTAAACTTATACACTCTTTATCGGTATTAAATACTTCAAATTTATATCTTTTATATGAATTATAAGAAAAACTTAAATCATATCCAGGAATACAGAAAAGATTATACTCATCTGATGGGAATCCTTCGTTACATTGAATTTCATTTGGTTCAAAAGAACATAATATAGTGTAGTTTTTTAACCTAAAAGGTTTAGGCATAGTAACCTTACTAGTATATCCATTGAGTTCTAATGCAGCTGAAGAGTGTGAATTTAATGGTAGTTCTTTTGTGTTAAAATCAGTAAAGTTTTCCTTACATCTCCAAAGTAAATCATCATCCTCATAACCCCATCCCCAATATTTGTTAGAATACCCATTTATATGATAATAATCATTTATTGGAAACATAGTAACACCACCAAAATATTCATCAAAAACAATACGTTTCTGCTTTTTGTAGTGGTTTGATGTGAAATCAGTTGCAAGATGTGTAGGTCTATCTACTATCGAATAATCGACCTCTGAACTTGGTATCATGTCAACATCATGTAGTACTACATAGTTACACCCAAGTTCCTTAGCTTTATTCACACCTATGTTTAATAGAGAACCTCGATTGAACGGAAGTTCATCGGATTGTTCTACTATAATCAATTCATAATCTATCTTAGATTTATTGAAATGATTTTTTATAGATGTTGTAAAGTGATTTAGGTGCGTTCTACGATTCCTATATGGTACAATGATACCAAGTTTATTCATCGATACTTATTTATTTTTTTAGAGGTTTGATTGTACTCTCATACCACTCAGACATGTACCACTCTAATCTGGGACCCCATGCTTCTTTATCAATCTCTTCTACCCACAATGTAAGTGCATCTAAGGAATTACCGATTTTTTCAAGTGCTTTTACTTTTCTTTCTTCTAAAATTTGTGAAGTTTCATCTTTTGCCATAACGTAAATTAATTAATTGTTTTTGTTTTTGTTTGTTGTATATAAATATATAAATTACTAAATTTTAATAATTTTTCTTGCTAATCTATTCCACTTTGAGTAATCGAAATGAAAATTACTTTCCATTTTTTCTAGCATAAATTCAGGATTGTTAATATCAATTTTCCAATCGTTAATCTGAATAGCCTTGTACATCTTTTTATACTCTTCCCAAAAGGAATATTTTTCTTCAGTTTCAGAAACTTCTTTTAATCGTTCTAAAACGGTTGAATCCCACTTAAAGTGATGAACTTGTATAAATCCTTCACCTCTACCAATTGGGTATCTGAGAGGATGTTTAAATCCCTTCTTACCCCATACATGAGATTTGTTTATGATTGCATAATGTTGACCAGGTGTTACATCCACCGAACCTTTCATTATACAAACTTTATTTGGACAAGCACCACTCATTGGATATCTAAAAAATCCAGCGAGTGGAAACTCACTCCATATATTAGTTTCTTTTGTCACCAAAGGAAACTCTCCGTTCTCTCCTATCCTATCGAGAAAACCTCCTGTAATGAATTCCCATCCACCCTTTTCACAATCAGAAATCATTTCTCTGATTGGTTTGGGGTAAATATGGAATTCATCATCATCCGAAACCACCCACCATTCAAGGGGCTTGGTTCGTTTAATTTCGTTATATAATTGAGTTACTCTTTCCCAATTAAATTTTTCTTCTGTTACTACTTTATGTGGGGTTATTCCGAGGGATTTTATTTCATCTAAAATGCCATCGTTTTCATGTTGTCTATAAACAACAACATAAATTTCATCAACAATGTTTTTGTAGTGTTCCAACATATGTGGAAGCATTGTGATGTTATGACCAACAACTGTTACAAGATTTATCCTTTGCATTTCTGAATAAATGTTATTCCAGTTGATGATGGTCTATTTCTAAGTATACCATTATTAAAAAAGTTGAAAATTTCCCACTCTTTACTTTCTTTTAATTCGGTTATAAGTTTAGAAGGTCCGTTTGAATACTCTTGGTGAAAATCATCAAGAATATCATCTGAAATAATATGTTCTTTTTCATATGATGAGTCGGTATCGTGAATTGTTATTATACCATGTGGTGAAAGTAGTGTTGAATATAAGTCAAAATCATTCTTTACATCTTCATAAGTATGACCTGCATCAATATGTAAAAAATCTATTTTAATATCTTCTTTTACAAAAAAGTTATAGTATGCATTTTCTGTTGTATCTAATATAAATCTACAGGGAAACTTTTTTCTAAAATATGAATTTTTATCAATCCAATCTGTAAATCCACCAACTCCATTGGATGCATCTACTAATATAGTTGTTCCACTATCACCCCATTCCATTGATTTATTACCATCAAATATTTCTTGCTCATGTAAATCAATTCTAGCTTGGGATATAATTCTTGGAATAAATCCCCCACCACTTCCTAAACATACACAAGTTTTTGCTCTCATATATTGTATGGCAGTATATATTAACATACCATCTCCTAGATGTTTATCAGTAGCTCCATGAGTCCATCGATATTTAACAGGAGTTAATTCATCATATATCTTACCATTAACATCAATAGATTCTATTCTATTATTGGTAAAGTATTCTTTTATAAGATTGTAGTTGATTATACTCATTATATATAAGTATATATAAATATATTAAACAATAAATTAATTACGAAATATATGAATTAATATTTTTTATCCAAGTTTCTCTATTATCAAAAGTAAGCATATACGTTTTTAGTTTAGCAAACTCGGTATATCTTTGTTGGTGTGTATCTTTACGTATCTGTTTAATACAAATATCAAATTCATTTTTTGTTGATGCTCTATATTTGTAATCAACATCCTTTGCCCAATCTGTGTGAATGATTGGTAACTTACCATAATCTATTGCTTGAAATATTGAATAACCAAATGGTTCTTTGAAGTATGCCCCATGGAAGATACCAAAATCCTTTCTCATGAAAGAATCAAGAATTTGTGGAGACCATTGATAAAATTTAATATTAGGAAACGTATAACTAGTAGTATCTCTTAAATTAACAAAATCATATTTACCAGATAAAATAAATCCACCATGTCCATGCATCCAATGCATACATTTTCTTGTTTCAGCTCTAGAAGCAAATCCTATGTTTTTAAAATTTAGATTTTCGTTAAATGAAATATTGTGTTTAAATTCATAAAAATTAGGAACGGAATAGGTGTAATTTGGAAAATCATCTGTAAGTTGTGTTGGGTTATTTCCTACCCAAATTCTTTTGTCAAATGATTGTACAAATTCTTTATAGAAAGCAGAATCAACTTTTGTATTAAATTGTAATCTTTTTAATTCTGGCATATGTGTTAGAACTTCTTCCATTTCACTTGGATATGCATGAACAAATAATAATTTAAATTTGTTTTCATATTTCCAAATGTGTTCTCTTTTATGATAATGTGAATGCAAATAATATATCTCTGAACATTCTTCTAACAAATCAGTTGTTATTTCATGGTCATCTCCATGAAAATGCCAATCCAAATCCTCTGGTAAAGATGATGGGTCAAAGTCAACAGGTCTTTTTGAATCAATTAATAATTTCCAATGTTTTCTCCATTTAATTCCTTTCCAAATATTTTTTATAAAATGATTTGTCCAAATATCAGCACCACCTTCTATAGTATTACCACAACCAGTAGTAATCATTAGTTTCTTACCCATTTTTTTACCATCGGTTGGATTTCTTAATCTTTCTTCAAATGGAAGTTCATTATTAATTTTTGAAACCAACACATCAGTATCTATAAATTCATCTGAGTTTATTAGGTAATTTACTAACGAAGATGTTAGTTCTTTTTTTTCTTTTTTATATAACTTCATTAATTTTGTTTTTAACCACAATATAGAAAACCATATACTCCTTCTGATTTTCCTTCTGAATCAAATGTTACATCTTCCATTGCTTTTGCAACAGTATAAGAACATTGTGATTGTCTTTCTTCGTACTGAGGATTATTATCTCCATCAAATGAAGTAATTACAAATTCTGATGGTTGTTTCATTAAATATCCTTCAGTATCAGAAGAACATAATAAATCACCTCTTGAAACATTCCCACCTTGGTTACATACTTTAAATCCTTCTAAATCTTTAGAGTAACTATCCCCAATCGATGCAACTTTCCAAATTGTTTTTGTATCTCTCTCATTTTCTGGTAAAGTATTACCAAATGAATCCTTATATTCATCGATAGAACCACTTTCAGTTGTTTTCCATAAAATACCAAGAACATCAGTATCTTTTAAACTTGTTGTTTTTATTATTTGATTATTAGAATCGAATTTAACTAAATCACCTACTGATATACTTACACTATTTAATTTTAAATACTGGTGACCTCCTGTAAATTGTTGTATTAAACCAATGTCAGTTGCGTTGGATGCAACTGCTGTTCTAGTTGTAGCAATCGAGTCTGAACCAAATCTAGTTGATTCTTTAAATTTCGCGCCATTTCCATCAATTTCAAAAATAGTACTAAATGCACTACTACGTGTACCATCATAAAATTTAATACTAGATTTTATCCTCAAACCATCAGTTGCATCAGGGGAGAATACATCACTAAAAGGTGAACCACCAACTTTAGCAGTAGTACCAAATGATGCAACACCTGAAGAACTTATATTAAAATCTGGTGCTGATATGAATCCACCATTATTAATTGTCATACCAGTAGTTGTATTAGCTCCATCACTCCCACCATCTAGATTGGAGGTCGATAATGCACTTGCACTAAGTGTCCATCCACCAATTGTTCCTCCGGTTGATGTTATATTACCAGTAGAAGCAACTTTGAATACAGGCGTTTGTCCACCGAACTCTATTGTACCATTAGATAAATCAATTCTACCAAGTGCAACACCTTTATCATCAACATTAGCACTACTAATAGTTCCTGTTGTTATTGCACTACCATTGATTGCAGTTGTATTAAAAGAACCACTTGCTCCATCACTCAGAGTAGAACCGCTGAACGTTACTAATCCGCTAAATCCTATTGCTTGAGTAGCTGAACCAAATGAAACACTTGCTACTCCACTTCCAGCTGAAGTTTCAGTTGCGGTATAATCAGCGTACCAATATACATTAGAATTACCCGCTTCATATAATGGTGTTGCTGTACTCCAATTACTTGTAAGTCCTGTAAAGGTATTTGGAAATGTCATTGATGTTGCACTTACAATACCTGGACTAGTAGCCGAAGAAAGGGTGTAATTAACTCTACCTGTTGCGGTTCTTAATCCATTATCACCAGGATCACCATCATCACCAGGATCTCCATCATCTCCTTTTGCTCCATCTTCTGCAAAGTTAGCAAATAACGCAGGTGTTGAGAAATTTCCAAACGTTCCATTTACAGAAGTTCTTTGACTAACCCATACATATTTTTGAGTAGCTGAAGTTGTACCCGGAGTAGCAGCCCAACTATCTGTTCCGATTGCAGTTGGTGTATTTGGAGCTGATGCTGAATTATTAAGTAAGTATGCAAATTGAATACCACCACCTTCTTCACCAGCTTTTGATTTACTTAATGTTTGTGTTTTAGTGAAACTGAAACTAGTTCCATTTAAAGTCTTACCACTAATAGTATATGTGATGGTTACAGAATCAGTTCCATCTACCATTGCTGAATGATTTGCAACAAGTGCATTATTTGATGAATCTGTTATACCACCAATTGTAATTGTTGTAGATGGAGATTGTGCCGCTGAAACTGTAAAATGACCAGCAGTTGTACCACTTGCATCATAATCCAATGCAGTAGCTCCTTCGAATACACTTATTGTAGTTCCACTACCACCATAATCAGAAACAACACCTGCATCAGAAGCAGGTAATACATGAGCTTCGTTGGATACTATTGCTGCTACATTTCCACTTCCTACATCTAATTGTTTTAAAGTAAAACTATCTGCAACACTACCATCAACCGAAGCTGCGGTATAAGTTACAACCATTCCATCTACAAAGTTTGCACTTGTAACAGTTGCAGAACCACCACTTGAACTAACTGTTTCATCTGTTAGTGTTCCAGCTGTTTCGGTGAACGCACCATTTGCCGTTAAGTTTTGTCCATTTGCGGTTAATACAATTGATGATGGAGTTAGTGTACCATCTTGTGCTTTTGTAAATATATTAGATGTTCCACTAAGTACTACTGTTTTAGCATTATCTCCAGCAACTCCTTCTACTCCTTCTTTTGCTTTACTTATTGCTTGTGTTTTAGTGAAACTGAAACTAGTTCCATTTAAAGTCTTACCACTAATAGTATATGTTAATACAACATTAGCTACAGAATTTGACATTGCTGAGTGGTCACCTACAACAGCGAAATCTGTATCTTGTGTTATAGTTCCAATTGTTAATGTTGAACTTGGAGATTGTGTAACAGAAACATCCCAATGACCGGCAGTTGTTCCTGCTTCATCATAATCTAAAGCAGTTGCTCCCTCGAATACACTTATTGTAGTCCCACTACCTGCGTAGGAAGAAACAACACCTGCTGCATTTGCTGGAAGTACATGAGCTTCATTCGCTAATATTGCGGTTACATTTCCACTACCTTCATCTAATTGGTTTAATGTTACAGTATCTGCAATTGAGCTATCATCAGAATGTGCAGTATATGTTACAGTCATTCCATCTACGAAGTTTGCACTTGTTACAGTTGCAGAACCACCAGAAGTGTTTTCTGTTTTATTTGTAAGTGTTACTGAAGGTGAAGTGGTAAATGAACCTTTTTTAGTTAAGTTTTGACCATTTGCAGTTATTACGATTGATGTTGGACTTAAAACACCAGCTCTATTTTTTCTAAATATTGGTGATGCTGAAGTTAAGGTTATTGTTTTGGCATTTGTACCAACTACTCCTTCCCTTGCTTTTGAAAAACTTTGAGTTGTTGTACGTGTGAACGCTTCCCCTCCAAGTCTTTTTCCTGATATTGTATAAGTTAAAACAACAGAATCAACACTCATTGCTGATGGAGCTGATATTGTTGCAAGTGTTGTTCCGTTACCGCTAATCGTTCCTTCTGTTAGTCCCCCAACATCTTCTATAGTAATACTAAACTCTCCGTTTGTAGGTGTTCCTGTTGTAAACGTGAGAATATTACCTCCTTCATACACTTCTATTAGAGTTCCCCCTCCAGTAAAAGAACTTATGGCTCCAGTTGCAGTTGCAGGATATGTGTGAGATGAATTAGAATTAGTTATTTGTATTGCATCTTGTCCTGCTCTACCCTTGGTAATACTTTGTTGAAATGAACCACTAAATAATTCTCCATTTAGTTTTTTACCTGCATATGGATATGAAATATTAACTGCATCAGTATCAAGTGCCATTGCCGTATGGTCTGCAACTACTGCGTGTTGTCCACCATCAGTTATAGTACCAACTGTTACCTTACCAGTAGGAGTAACTACGGTTGTTAATAAATCCCACTCACCATCTCCGGTTCCTGATGGTACATATGAAAGTAATTGTGCTCCTTCAAATATACTTAAATCTGCTCCACTATTAGAAAAATCTGTAACTGAACCGGATGCATCTGCTGGAAACATATGTGATTGGTTTGTATTTAAAACAGTCAAACCATCTGTTCCTGTATCTACCCTAACGATTGATACATCATCTTGAAATGTAGTACCATTTTCAGAACCACTTACACTAATTACGGTTTGAACCGTATCTGACATTTCTGAAGATGCTATGGTTCGTGTTGCACCACTTCCACCTAATGTAATACCATTTGTTGCATGAAACGATAATGATCCTGAAATATTATCTTTAGCTGCAGTAATGGTTATACTAGATGGAGTAATATTACCATCTTTTCCTTTTATAAAAACTTGTCCTGATGATTGTAGTGAAACCGTTTTTGCACTAACCCCATCTTCTCCATCAGAAATAATATACCAAGTTTCGTTAATTGTATTTTTTTGTTGAGTTCCTGGGTCTGTAAATACTGCAGTTACATTTATATCTTTGGATGCATAAGCATTTCCAAATGGTATATTTGTTGAATCACCATCTGCCGCTGTCATTACTATATGACCATTTCCACTTTGTCCAGCAGCAGGACTTGCAATTGTTAAGTTATCTAAAGGGTCATTAAAACTAGGTGTAATTGTTGTGGATAATCTATACTCACTACCAGTTGTATCAAAAAATATTGCGGTTGCGGTTAAGGATGCTGGATCATATGATGAACTTCCTACCAATCTTCTTGTAACTTTACCATTAGATGCTACAAACGAACCTCCACCAAGACCATCGGTAACATCTACCAATGCTATAGTATCAAGCAATGTTCCATCATCTTTTCGTAAATGATATGTTGCTTGTCCATTTATTGCACTACTATTAAGAACTGGATTATAAGTTACTCCATTTCCACCATCACTTGTTCCTAATAATGAAGTAGTAAGAAGAGTACTTCCACTATAAATTTGAGCATCTCCTTGAGAAGAACCACTCACATCAAATGAACCAGTTCCATCAATACCTTGTACTTGTAATTCTAAAGTAGCCGTAGGTATATGTGATCCCAACGAAGGTTTATTACTTCTTCCTGCATTTTTTATTTGTGTACCTCTTAATGGTCTAATAAAAAATGTTGGTTTTACATCTTCTCCAGGTTTTACAAATATAATACTTTCAGTATCCGATGCTATTTCTGTTGTATTATCAAGTGCCTCAGAAACACCAACCCTAAATGAAAGTGGTGTACTTATAAAATTAGCTGGTGGTGTAAATGTTGTAGTTTTACTATTAGCAGTAGTTCCATCAGAAAATGATGTTTCATCGGTAAAATGTGATCCTCCACCTGTAAATTTAAAATGTGCATTTCTAAAATTAGTAGAACTTGCAGATATAGTTACAGAAGATGGTGATGGGTTTGTTCCATTTGCATCATACATAATAGAATTATCACTAAATGATAAACCTACTTTTTTTGATGGTGAACCCTCTGAAGCAACCCCAACTAAAAAATTAATTGTTTTTCCTGTAAACTCAGTTCCTTCTGAATTTGTTAGAGATAATGTGATAACTCCACTTACTGCAGTTCCAGATGTTGGTGTATTTGGAGTAATTGTTCCATTATTATTATTTGTTCCATTTGTTACACCAGTAATTTTAAATTTATTAGCAGTGACTGTTCCTGTTGTGTGTGTGAAATCTGTAGAACCTTGGTTTACACTAACACTTACATTCGATGGTGTAGTAAATGTAAGAAAATCGTACTCAGAACTTACATTTTGAGTTTGTGGATTTGCTATTATTGTTGTAATAGGTTTTGCTTCTCTAATACGAGATATACTTGCAACAATATTTTTAGTACCAGATGTTCCCTCACCATCTGTAAAGTTTACTGGAATAGTAATGGTTTCTGTATCAGATAACATATCATCCGCAGTATCACTAAATGTAATAGTATTTGATGATACCGTTCCACTCAATCCTCCACTAAAAGTAGGAGTTGAAATTGAAGTAAATCTATTAGTTCCACCCTCTGTTGCTTTTACTTCAATAGTTTTAGGTGATTCAGAACCACTTCCTACTGAATTTGCATTTATTCCTTGTGATTGTAAGTTTACACTTACCTCTACATTTGGAACTGCTTTTTTAGATTTTGTATAAGATACAATTTTTTGAAATGATTGGGATGTTGCATTATCACCTGCAAGATATTCTATGTTTAAACTTAATGAACCACTATCGTGTTGATTTGGAAATGCAGATATACCATACTCTGATGTTGTTGGTGATGTCGATATTGCAGTTACATTTGTTTCTGTTATCGAAGTAATATCAAATGTGTTTTTATTTCTTCCTCCACTAATATCATCGTGTGTTATTTGAGTACCACCGATAAACATTTGTACATTTCCTTTACTTGAACCGAAACCACCAGGTACATCTCCTGTTGATTTTGCTGGAAATGAAGTTGATTCATTTGAAAGAACAAGTGAAACTGCATCAAAGTTTATAACAGGTGATATTGTTATCTCATCTGAAAATGGTAAATCAAATTGATCAGAACCAGTAAATGAATATGTTGTTTCTGGAAATGATGAACCAGCGAATGATGAAGAATATGCTAAAGCTGATATTGTGTATGTATCAATACCTGTTCCATTATCAGTTACAGGTCCAACTAATGGTGGAGCTCCACTTCCTGAGTTTACTTCAATTGGAGTTGATAATGAAAATAAGTTTTTACGTTGAGCTCTTATAGTTGCACTCTGTCCACCTGGTTTTGGTGAAAGAGTTGTTGGTTCATATATAAATTGATTTACATTTGATGTTACAATAAGTTGTGGTGCATTATCACCATCTTCTAATCTATATACGGTTTCAAATTCCGTCTGTTCTTCTAACGATGCAGTATAAACAATAGAACCTACTGTAATAGAATCATCACTACCACTAAAATCTGCAATTTTTATGATTGCACCAGCTGGTGTTACATTTGTAAGAGTTCCAGGATAAGTACCGGTATATGATGATGGAATTATGTATGCACCATTTTCATCAAAGGCAGCTGATGCGTAAGTTACAGAACCTGTTAAGTTATTTCCACGAGTTTTAAATTGTATTTGTTGAAATGGTGGATTACCTATCGAACCACTTGTAAACCTAAATGCATTTCTATCAGATTCAAAAGTAAGTAGTTTATCACTTCCTGGGAAATCGTTACCACCTGTAAATGCTTTTGTTGTAGTTACATCAACAGGTATATAATTGTTATTTATATCATAAAACTCAAATTTGAAATCAAATGTTTCTATTGCGAGTTTTCTTGGAATATCTTGTATTAGAGTAAATTCATCTGGTGAGAATGAAGTATCTTGTGCGTTCTTAAGAGATACATTAGAAATGTACCAATCACCACCATTTATATCAAATTTTAAAAAAGTATCTGCTGTAGTATCAGTTGCTAGTATATTTTGAGATACGGTTTGTCTTGTATTGTATATATCAGAACCTTCTATTGTTAAAAAATTCTGTTCATAATTAGAACCACTAAAATATGCACGTATTGATGGAGTTCCCACCGAACCACTTTTTAAAGTTCTGAAATTAAGAGTATATTCAACTCCACTTGATATTTCAAAACTACCACTTGTAGATAATGTTTGAATACCACCTTCAGATTCATCATAATCTATTTTAACAGATGCATTTAATATATCCGAATTAATTGTAACAGGATGGTCATCAGATGAGGTTACCCAATAGTTACTTAAATTGGTTTCATCAAATCTACCATATGATAATTCAGTATCAGATGTTGTTGTTATATCTTTTAATAGTTCTGATGATTCTAGTTTGGATTCTTGTACAAATTGAAAATCTCCAATTGTGTTTCTTGATTTTCTAAATACTTTTACTCTGGCAACATCACCAACAAATGTTTTTAGGTTATTGAAGTTTATTTTTGCAAAAGAACCTGTTAATGCAGAATCTGTTATTGTTTGTCCTTCTACGAATTCAAAGGTTGTTGTGTATGGATTTGGAAAGAAATCACTAACCGAACCATCACTTGAAGTAAATGGAGTATCAACCATCACTTCCTTATTACTTAATACTTCAATTACATTTGAAGAGTAATTTAAAGAAGGAACTGAAATTGTATTATCATCTACCGAAGATGTCCAATTAGTAATTCCATCCTCTATTTTTAATTTATAATTTACACCAGCTCTCCAATTAGATAAATCAGTTCCACTTGGTGGATTTTGTGATATACCTGATAAACTACCTGTTTGTGTAATTTGGGGGATATTTTTTGTAAATATGGGTTTTACTAGTTCATCTACTTTTACTGTTGGTCTTCTGTAAAATCTAACAATAGTTTCATTAGAAACGTTTTTATTTATCTGTATAGATTTTTCCCACTTTACATTATAAACACCTGCCCACTCATTTGGTATATTAACTATTTCACCAATATCACTTAGATAGGTTTTTAATTCACCAAGAATGGTAATTTTACCAATACCAATAGATACATCATCATAAACATGTATTGCTATTAATTTAGAATTCCCTTCATAATATTCAGGAACTCCATCACCAGGCTCAAAATATATTGGATTACCATCCACATCAAGAATTTCTATCTTGATTTCAGTAGATTCCTTTAAGTGCTCAGAACCTTCAATTAAGAATCCATTCTTACCACCTGTTAAGGTTTCATTTAATTCTGTAATTCTAAAGTACTCTGAATTTGGTGACTCATCATCCTCAAATACTTGAAAATTTGATAAGTTCAGAAAAGGAGCGTATGATTTAATTATTGCCATAGAAATATATCTTTCCAATATAAATATTTAGAAAAAATATTTACTCATATATATCTATAGAAATCTATAGATAATGGGAAAATATACTACAATACAAATAAAGAAAGAGCTGTACTCTGAACTGAAAACTTATTGTTCTGAGAATGGTTATACTAAAAGTGGGCTAATTGAACAATTAATAAGACAAAAAATTGGCCAACCTAAGTTGACCAATATATTAAGAGTATCTAATTAATTACGTATATATCTAATATTTTACGTTAGAGAATCCTTTTTCTTTTTTGATTGTCATCAAGTCATCTACTACATCTCTCATAGAATCTATGTGTGAGATAATCATTACGAAATCAAATTGAGTTTTAAGGTATGTGAACAACATAAATAAAGATTGTAAGTTCTCACTATCTAAAGTACCAAATCCTTCATCTATAACGAGGAAATTAGGTCTAGGAAGGTTACATACATTTATAAGTGCAACTCGAATTGCCAATCCACTAATGAATCTTTCCATTCCACTACACATTTCTAAACTCCATCTCTGATCTGAGTATACCAAATAGGCATTAATATTCTTACCATCAATTTCTAATTGCATTCCGAAATCAACTATTTGACCTAGTATATTGTTTACTTCACCTTCAATCATTGGAAGTGCTTTTTCAATAAGTTCATACGAAACTCCATCTCTACCAAGAGCATTTAAATAATAATCAAATAATTTAGATTGAGATTCTAATTCTTTAACCTCAGTTACTCTATCTTCAATTGTTTCTTTTTGGTTTTGTAATGCTGATATTTTACCATTTAATGAAAGAATTTCTGAATTAGAGTTTTTAATCTGTTGTTTGATTTTTTCCCAATCATGTCTAACATCTACAATCTCATCTCTGTATTCTCTATTCTTGTTAATTTGAGTTTCGTTCTTATAATATTCTTCAATAAGTTGCTCTTGTTGAGTCAATTGAGTAGAATTACGTAATTCTTCGGTTTCAATTGTTGATAACTTGTTAATAAGTCCTGATATTTCTCTATCAATTTTATCTTCTTTAGATTTTGCTTCTTGAAAATTAGCCCATTCTTTTTCATATGGAACTAAAGAATCAATTGATAATGTTACTTCAAGGTGTTGTTGGTTAAATTCATGTAACTGAGATTCACCCTCTTTTATGTTAGAATCCACCTTTGCCTTCTGTTCTCTAATTGTTTGAGAGTTATCCATACAAACATCACATTCTTCATCATATTTGTGTGAATCTAAATGCTCTTTCCTTTCATACAAAGAATCTAATTTAATCTTAGTTTTTTCAACATCTGATTTTAAAGTCCTTTGTTTAACTCTAGATTCCTTTAATTTAGTAATTCCTTCTTCCAAATCATCCTCATCAAATTTATCTAAAATTTCATCAAGAGTAATTTGCAACTCTTCTCTATGTGTGATTCTATCTTGAATAGAGTTTTTGGATACTTTTAAATCGTTCTGTTTACTTGAAAGTAGTTTTTTTCTTTTTTCTAATTCTTCAATAGAAACACCACTATCTGCATTTAACTTGACAATTTTTTCATTTAATTTAATTATTTCTTTGTTAAGTTTTTCCTCTTCTACTTTTGCAGAATCTTGTTGAATATCTAAGAGTTTATATTCTGATTTCTTTTCTTTTAATTCAATTGCAATATCTGCTAATTTCTGAGTGAAATCATCTTGCTTGAATTTTCTAATTAATGAAGCATTATCTCTATTTTCATCACCTGCTTGTTGATATAGTTTATCAAAAATATCTACACCAATAAATTGTGATAGAACTTCTTTTCGTTCACTTTGAGATTTATCAATAAATAATGCATTGTTTCCTTGTAAAGAAAGTGTAGTTAAAACAAAATCTTCAAACTTACCTAAATACCTTTCTATCTCTTTATTTGTATCTTTTCGTTGCTCTCCGTTTAGTGATTGAATAACCCCACCATCTTCTTTCCAAAAGTTTACATCCACTTTAACAGATGTACCTCTTCTAACATATTTTGCAACTCTTTCAATATAATAATCAACACCATCTATCTCAAAGTTAAACTTACAATAAAACTTATCCTTTCGGTTGTTTAAGATGTTCTTAGAAACGTTTGTACGTGAAGTCTTATCATATATACAAAATGATAATGCATCGAACAGAGAGGATTTACCAGAGGCATTAGGAGCGAAAATACCAACGATACCTTGGGCTCTATCAAATCTAATTAAATTATCTTCTCCATATGAAAACATATTAGAAAACTGAAAATCCTTTGGTGTCCATAGAATATTCTCCGCTATCTTAGAATCATCTATTAAACCGTTCATTTGTTTGTTTATATCTGTTATCTGATTTAATTCATCATCACCTAACAAATATCTTCTTTCTAAATAATCTCGTATTAATTGGTTCTGAAATGTTTCTTCTTTAACATTACCAACTATGTTTTTATTTAGTTTACTATTCTGTTTAAGTTGACCCATTGTATCAGTTCGTGTAACTGTTACTTCTGCAACTTTAAATATTTTCTTTAATTCTGTAATACGAAGTTTCATTTCTGCTCCTCCTGTATTTGTAAATCTCAATCTTAATCTTGGATTCTTTGGAAGTTTAGTACCAACCTCATCATACACCCATTGTGGTATTTTTCCATCAACTACATCAACGGTAAGGAATCCATAATCATTGTGTATATGGTGTTCGGTAAATGTTCTTGTGGGAATATCCCAAAGTAGATAACCATGATTCTCCAACATCTCCCCATGATTCTGCTGAACCATAGAACCTGCATATGCGATGTGTTCATATCCCTTACCAAAAGTTTGTCTTTTGTGAATATCACCCAACATAGCCATATCGAATCCATCAAACATATCTACTTGGAATGAGTTAGAAGAAACTACATATCCTATATCAGTTTGTGCTTTATTTACTGGTCCATGAAAAAGACAGATTGTATTTTCTTCTTTAATATCCTTACCCTTTGGCCAATTCTCCTTATCATCCAATATGGAATAGACAACAAAATTAAGATTGTAAATAGGATATACACCAGTATCACGAAGATAGTGGATACGAGGGTTGTTAAGATTTTGGACAATTGGTGTGAGTACATCAAGTCTGTGTGAATTATTTAAGTTACAATCGTGGTTACCTGTAATTAATACAGTTTCTCTTAACTTCGCACACTCGGTGAGAAACCAAGATATTTCGTGTATAAGTTCAGGTGACATCTCAGTTTTAGCATGAGCAATATCACCAGCAATATAAATGAGGGAATCCTCAATTTTATCTTCTTTAACTTTTTTTAGGAATTTTTTGAATACCAATCTGTATTCTTTGTGCCTTTGTAGATTTCTAATGTGTAAATCCGCAAGGTGGTAAACCTTATTTATTATCATAAACCTTTTAATTTTTGTGATATTATATCACTAAATCCTGTTTGTTTGGATTCTTTTAATTTATTATTAACTTCTGAGAATCCCATATCAGATGCATCTTTACCGATTGGGATAATGTTTTTTGTATTAATACCTTGATTTGCAAATTGCATTGTATAGTGCAATGCTTGTCCTTGAGCATCTTCATCTAAAAATATATTTATAGATTTTACTCCTTTTTTATATATTTTTTCGTTTAGTTTTTTTGGTATGAATTTACCAAGTATAGGAATTGCATTTCGTTTAACTGCCATAGCATCAAATACTCCTTCTACTAAAGTTATAGGTTCATCCCAATTAATTTGATTTTCAAACATTATAACATTTTTAGAAACAGGTGGATTTTTGTATTTAAACGATTCATCAGGAAATACTGAACGTGCGATGAAGTAATTAATTCTGTTATCAGAATCATAAGATGGAATGATAATACGACCAGCGTAGTGTCCTCCATCACAATAACCAATGTTATATCTTCTAATATCTTGAGTGGTAAGGTTACGTTGTTTTGCATATTCAACTACCTTCTTGAACGTGGGATTAAACCCATTTGGTACTTTTAACAATGATTTAAATTCACTTGGTAAACGTAGTTCTACCTTTTCATCTTCGGTTTCTTTAGAATAAATTACATAATCATCTCCATAAATTTCATATATTTTTTTTAACTTATGTGTATTTACATTCAGTCGTTTTAATAATCTTTGTATTCGTTTTCCTTTTGCATCACATACCCAACAATGCCATTGTTGTGTCTTTAAGTTAATTTGTAACTTTTTCTTATGATGATGACAAAAAGGACAATAGTGGGCTTGTTCATCATTTTTCATAGATGTACCAATCCCCAAAGTATCATTTAATATATTAATAACCTCTTGTCTTTCGTGATGGGAAAGCATATTTTATCTTTTAATAGTGTAAATATACGAAATTAAATCCACATATCCTAATTTTATTAATAATTTTTCGTCAATGGTCTTAAGACATGTTAAAATGTTTTTACCCATATGATGTAATATACGAAATTATTCTGATATATCCAAGTCTTTTCTGAAAAACTTTCCTAAAAGGTTATCGTTTAATGATAACTCATCAGCTAATACGTTACTTGAAAACTGTTCTTGTAGTTCATAGTAAGTTAATGATTTCTTATTTGAACAAAATTTAAGTATTTTTAATTCAAGTCTATCATTAGAAGGTGGATTTGCTCTTCCATCTTTATCAAACCAACCACTAACGATTTTGTTTGAAGAACGATAATCTACCCAATTGGATTCTTTGGTAACCATTTCATATCGTTTCATTCTCTTATCTGTTAATTTAGCAATCTCTTTTTTACCAAACTTTCTCTTACGAGTAGATTGTACTTGTTTTTTACCGATGTAATATTCACCAGTTAATCCATTTGTTATTTTGTATATAAACCCATGTGTGCCTTCTGGCATATCATGTAGTTCGTTTATTACTTTACCTTGGTAGGTCCATGTCATAGTTAAATATTTTGAAATCATCTTTGTACCTTTCTTTGACCCAATCTATCATCCATTCTTCTGTAAAGAAGTTTCTATAATAATTTTCTTGATTTAAAGTAGGATGTGTATCGTAAATTGGATTACGGTTAAGATGCGGAATAGTTGAAGTACAATTTAATTTATTTAGTATATGTGCTACATCTTTCCCATAATTTTCATAATGAGCCACATATGTTATTTTTCTGTGTTTTGTCTTTCCCGCATTAATGTAGTAACTTTGGGGGAGAATCCATTGATGAAATGGATTAGATTTTTCTAAAAACTCACCAAATGAATAGTTGTGTGTTTTTTTTCTAAGTTCATGATTATACGCTGAGGCAATTCGTGTGTACGGATTTCTTACTATTGTAAAAATGTAATAATCCGGTGAATCATCTACCCATCTAATTGAATCATGACCTGTTATTTGATTCGTACCACCTATGTTTCGTATGATGGAAGATAATGATGTTCCACCAGTTTTAGGTATATGAATAAATGCCCATTTTTCAGAACTATTTATCAGTAAACTCAAATTATTGGCTTATCGTTCTACTGAGTCAGAATATTTTGCTTGGTTTAGTTTACCACCACGAGCTGTTGCTAAAGCTTTATCGTCTTTATGTAGTTTATTAACCATATCAGCTGAAGTTGGTGTCTTATCCGCATTCGAACCATTTAACTTTGCAAATTCTGATTTGCTATACATGTCTTGTATTGATCCCATAATATTGTTTTATTTTTATTTGTAAGATATATTAAAACCTTCTCATATAAATATGGTAAATTTAATTAAACCGATTTATGAATTACCTTTATGTATCTAAACGAACAAGGAAATTCAAATCATAATCTGGTAGGTTCTTAATTGGTTGTGGTAATTTAGCTATTGCAATCATATCACCATCTTCATCATAAATTCCTATTGTTGATATAAATGGAGTTAAATACGAACCAGTTGGGTCGTATGATGCAGATGCATCATAATCATCCCATGAACCACTTACTGATGGATTTACAGAACCACTAATATATTCAACTTGTTCTATTCTATCAATTACTGTTATTTTCTGTGATCCTGAAATTATTCCTGTATCTGCAGTTATTTCAGTTTCATATGAACCACTAATATCCATTACTACCGCAGATGGAGATTGTGAAAAATTAAACTCTCCTGATTTAGCAGTTAGTAATATTTCTAGTTCACTAATAGTTTTAGTTGATTTAAAATCCATTGTATAACTACTAAATTGTGTTGCAGCATCATTAAGTATAACTAATCCTTCAGAGTATATCACATTACCAAATCGTATTTGATCAATATCTTGTCCATCAAAATCAAGAGCTAATTCAAACTGAATACTACCTTCTTCCAAATCTATACTCATTAAATATATAGTATCAGTATCATTACCGAAGGTCATCTTTACGAGTCCAGATTCTAAATCAAGTGCAGCTGCATCATTTAAAGAGAATAATGTTCCTGTAAATGTTTCACCCTCCGAGTCTACTATAATAATTTCACCAGTTTCTAAATTAATTGATGATATTACATATTTTGCAAATCTAGAAGTTATATTTCCATTTCCATCATCAGAATATTCAGTTTCATTTGTTAAATCTTTTATAGTAAGAGAGTTTGGTTGTATACCTTCTCCATATTTTTTCTGAGGTATTATTATCACATATCCTGTTGTGCCAATTATTCTTTCCTGTTTTTCACCAATGTTTTCCATCCTACCATGTAGTAAAAATGGATTAGATATCTCAGTATAATATTTAGATTTTATTGATTGGAATAAAGGATATGTATATAATCCTTCTTGTTGAGTTGCAGTTTCTTTATCAAAGTTAGCTGATTTGATTAATGAACCTGATATTATAGGATATTCTGCGCTTGAAACTGTCCAAGCTTTATTAACTTGAAATGCCCTTTTGGAAATACTTGATTTTGGTATTGTCTTTAACATATAGATTTAACTCCTCTATATAAATATACTAAAACAAAAAACCCCACTTTATAGGTGAGGTCTTTATTGATTAAGGGGTATTATTTTTAAAAATCTAATTTAACTTTTATTAGTACTTCTTTATCGTATGATTTAGGAATCGGTTGTGATGTTTTAGCCACCGCAATAATTTCATTAGCATCATTCATCAATCCAATTGTTGTAATAAATGTTCTTGGGTCTTTTTCAAATGTTGATTCAACAAATGAATTATCAGAACCAGTTACAAATGTAGGATTGTTTGAGAAGTTAAACTCTCTGTTTGTAGCTCTTACAAAGAAATGAGAAGTAGAAACATTTTCTGTTCTTCTTGCTTGGAAATCACCACCACCTTTAAGTGCGTTATGTAGAAGGTAATGATTTTGCCCTTCATATGCAGTTCCTGCATATAGAGATGCTCCTCTATTTGAACCACTGTCTATTGATGTTCCGATTAAAGAATGAACAGCAACAGGATTAAGTACAACCAACCCTTGGTCTGGATAAAATCTACCTAAACCAGCTCCGTTTGAAGCAGTTATAGAGTTAATTGTTGCTTCGTTTTCAGTTCCTAAGTTTAATGAACCACTTGCTACATTAAATACTCTACCTGATTTTCCTACATCATCTGAGAATTTCTTTCCACTATCATCAATTAGAGTGTGTGTTCCTGTAGAACCACTTAAAATCATTGACCAGTTTCCAGCATCCATTTTTTCCTTATAACGAGCACGAGAAACATTTACAACATAAATATCATTTGCATTAGTTTCTGCACCAAGGTTATCTGTGAATGTGAAAAACTCTTCACCAGCATCTAATAATATAGATTTGTATTGTGCGTAAGTTGCTTTACTTGCTAACGTTGATGAATCAGATGTTGTTAAATCAACAGAACCACTTGCAAATTTATGTCCATATGCAACTGCATATTGTACAGCTGCTGAACTTATAGTAGCAGGGTCTTTATCATATACATTAACATAGTAGTTTTTACTAGCAGCGGTTTGTGCTGATGATGTGTTGAAAGTACTTAAACTTCCAGTATCACCACTCCAAAGACCTGTTGTTACAACTTCTATCTTTCCGTTTACTTGATCAAATTCACCAAATCTTTTATAGATACCATTAGAGATAGAACCTCCAGTTGCACCTAATTTATCTCCACCTGATAGGTATTGATTGGTGATTTTCATTATTTGCTCAGAGGTCAAATTACCTTGATTAGCATCTAGATAGTTTGCTAATTCCTGTGATAAATTTGTTCCAGCTTGTCCGTTTATTTGTGCCATGTTTCTTTTTTCTCTCTATTAGTTTATTTTATTACCATCTAAAAATTATAATCTTCTATCCCTTACAAAAGGTTGTTTTAGAATTACTTCTACCGGTATAGTTTGTGAACCACCAGTTTCGTTTCCGTAAACGGTAATAGTTGTTTTGATACTTTGTGTTAAATTTGGGTTTGGAATAAAAACAAAATTTAATCCAGTTTCAATAGCCGCAGTTGCAGTTAATTCATCACCTAAAAATGTTGGTGTTGTTCCTGCTCCAGCTGCTAATCCTTGTCCAACTATAGAACCTGCGTTCTTGTTAGCTAATATCATAGTATATCCACTTTGTGTGTTACCACTAGGTGAAGTTGTTGGGGAAAGTGCTACTTTACCAGATTCAGGTCCTACCTTTAAACTTGGAATACCAAATTCTACTTTAGGAATCTTAACAGTTCCTTTTGGTAAAGTTACCAATTTATATTTTAATACTTGTGTTTCATCTGGAGAAGCTTCCGTAATTGGAATTGCTTTGATTGCTGCATCATAAAATGCACTACCCTTTGGGTGTGCTGGTTCATATAATGTGTAATCTACCTCATCATCACCTAATGCGAATTTTGAGATACTAAGTCCTTCACCTGCTGCTAGCTTTTCTCTACCCTTTTTGGTAAGAATAGCATCAACTGTTATTTCTGCGTTATTTAAATAAGCCATAATGTAATTTTCCCTTTGTTATTCAATATATAAATATAAGGATTTAATAAAATCATTTAATTTATAAATTATTTTTTGTTATTAATCTACTTCTAAGATAGGTTCACCACTTCCTCTACCACTATCAGATACTCTTAATGTATTCGGATTAGTTGTAAATGTTTGTACAGGAGAACCACCATCTAAAGTAGTTTTACTTGTTTGTTTAGAACCATTTGAGAATGAATTTTCCAATCCACTTGTTAAATCGCCAACGTTTCTATAATGATATGGTACATAACCATCTAATGGTACAACACTAACAATATTATTACCTGTTATTGAACCAGAATCTGCAAAATTTCTAAAACTTATTTTTTTTCTTTCGAATGTTTGTGTTACAAAATGTCTTCCCATCGATGAATCTGATGAATTTATGTTTTCTGGAACATCTACCGTATAACTTTCTGTTATAACGTCAACTCTCTTTCTTACTTTGTAGAAATTATTATCTTTATCTAGTTTAGTAATAATAGCATGTCCGTTTTCACCATATAAACCAAAACCAGCTACTGTTAGTGAATCGGGATCCATACCCACTTGATTAAAAATAGTTCCATCAAACTCACCTTGAATAGAACCAGTAATAGATGCATCTATATTAAATGATATTCCTGCCATATCAGAACCACTATTTCTTGTAATAAACCCTTGTTCTTTTGTTAAGTTATTTATATCCAATGTTGCATTAATAGTTTGATATGAACCTACTAAGTTAGTTGAAGTTGTTGAATCTACCAATCCATTAAAGTCATTTTTATTACCTTTTAACTTAGTATCATCTTGTGCAGATAATTTACCCGATACAACATTATCTGTAGATTTAATGGTGTGCTCTACCTTTACTACTCCTGCATGGTTATGAGGTGATGCCGTTGTAGGTCTTTGTTCTATCTTACTTCTTTCAAGAATGTGAGGAGATATTAGTATACCAGTTGCTACTTTTGCTCTTGCTGGTACAAGTGATTCTAATACATCGAATAAAGATTTATCTATATATCTAACTAATTGAATATATTCTCCAATATTTAAATTAAATCTTTTAAAGTAATAATTTCTTAATTTAGATAGTTCACCATATTCTGTTTTAAATGCATCACCAGGATCTCCAATGTAATTATCTATTTCAAAACCACCAAGTGATTTCATAATATCTAAATTAATTTCTTTGGTAGGTGAGAAAAACAATCCTAATTTATCAGAATCAAGTGGTGCTTGGTCTAATGATTTTTTAGTAGCTCTACTTCTGTATGATAAATCTGTTATTTTAGTTTGGGTTTCAAATCTTACTTTATTACCAGGTGCAAATCCACTAGATGGTACTTGTGCAGTTACACTTCTATCATACACAACATATTGATGTGGATAATCGGTAATTGATGTAAAGTTAGAAGCAGTTACAAATGAACTATATGTTGTATCTATTGAAACATTCTTAATAGATGTATCTCCCGCTGAACTTCTATCCTTTGGATATTCAAAATCTAATCTAAGTAATAAATCTTCAGTAGATGATGATATGTGATTTCCATTAATAGCTTCTGGCATTAATGTATGGTCTTTAATTACAGATTCACTCAAAGGAGCAGACCATAATCTAAATTCATCGATAGAACCAGTTAACGTAGAACCACCAAGTGTTAATACATTTCCAGATTCCCATCCACTACTTCCACTTGGAGTTGATATCGCAGTAAAAGCAGTATTTCGTATTCTTCCATCTACTCCCTCCTTCAAATAAACATTAAATGTATCTTCTGTACTTCCTGTAATTCTATTTACATTAATCTGTGCGTACTCATCATTAAATACTACAACTTGTTCTGTTGAAGATGATACATAAGTAGCTCCATTTAATATGTTAAATGTTAATTTAGCAAGTGAACCAGAATCAAGATAATCAAGATCTAAACTCCATCCATTTGCACTTATTAATCTTTGGTCTTTTTTCTGATTTGTATTTAATCTAAATTCTACTGAGTTTGGATAATATTCTTTATGAGATTTCCATGGTACTACTATAGAATTACTTCCACTAATATTAATTGAAGATGTTCTATCGTCATATGTAAATGTACTAGTTCCATTCCCAGGTTGAGGTCCTCCAAATTCCATTACAGTCAACATTGACTGTGGGATTCCATAACAACTTAATGCAGCTGATATAGCTCTTCGTGTACCTTTATTTTTTTGTAGATATGGTAAGTTATTAAGCAATCTTCTCCATATTTCATTTTGCCTATCCTTACCACTCATTGTGGTTGCAGTAGAACCATCTGAATTCTTACCAAATGCATATTCCCAAAGTGTTTGAGATTGTGCACCCATATCAGCATCCCATCCTAGGGATTCTAACATGTGATAAATTAACTTATCATTAATTCCGTTTTCAAACTTATGTTCTAATTGTTTTGTTTGAGATATTCCCTTTATATGTAACCACAACACATCAAAGTGTTGTCCTACCATATCAAAGAATAATGGGAAAGTAGATCCTTCTGGATCATTTTTTATATGTAGTGGTAAGTTATTAACTAACCTAGAACTATTATCTGCATCGAAATTAGAAGCACTTACAATCGTATTTTCATACCAGTTTAATGATGCTTGATGTGTTGATGCTGATAATGCATTCTGTCCTGCTCCTGGATATGTAATATTACTTATAGATGAACTTGTGAATAAGAATTTTTCAAAAGAATCAAATCCTTTTTTTACTTCACTTATCTTACCAAGTGTTCTTTGTGCTTCATTTGTTACTGCAACTGAACTTGATGCGGCTCCTGTGATATTACTTGATACTCCACCAAATTCAATAGAACTTCCGGATACCAATCCACCATATCGTTCTTCATATGATTGAATTAGTTTAACCTTATAAACAAAGTTTTCAACTCTCTCTACAGCAGATGAATATTTTACAAAATTACCAAAATCGATTGACCTACTAGGGTGTTCTAAGGAATATGTTCCTGTTGAACCTTCCCCTTCTACTAACTTTAAATCAGATGTAACAAAATTTATGTTTAAATGGTCTAATGCGAAATCTGAAGATGATACAAATTGGTTAACAACATCGGTTGATGATTGAGAACCACTTGAAATTAAATCATCTAAAATTTGATAACCAATTACATCATTTGTTTCTAATGCAAAATTAGGAGTTAATGGTATACAATTTTTTGAAATATCATCAACTATTGTGATTTGGTCAATTATAGGTATTGCCTGTAATTTTGATATCCAAAGAGAATCATTTAAATTAACACTAGCAGGAAGTGGTTCATATAGTTTTAAAACAAGTGATTTCTCTATATTAGTATATTCTACATCATTTGTTTCAGGATTGGTAACTTTATCTGAGAAAGTTGTTTCATCAATTCCCCATGTTGCGATTAACTTATTATTACCTTCTCCTAAATGTAGATAGTGAGTTAAGAATGGAGAAATTGAATCTTGAAATATTGAGGAATCAAAACGATTTACAAATGCATTTCTAATATCTGCAACAACATCTCCTCTTCTAAGATTTAAATCTCCAGCTTCGAATGAAATACTTATTTTTTCAGTTTTACCTGCAGTTAATGAATCTCCTTCTGAGTTATATGGTATTAATACTAAATCAAATTGTATTACTCCTTTAACTTCAACAGGTTTTATTTTTAAAGAGTTTAATTTTTGTAAAACATCTTTTACATTAAATGATGATACACCTGATTCTGAAAACCGTCCTAGTGATGATGTATTACTTTCACGTCCGGCATAAATCTTAATATAGTTAGTATTAATAGATTGCCAACTAATTTGAAATGGAACATTATTTCCCTTAAAATCTGCTCCTATAATGTTTTGTGGGTATTCTATGTTTGTAATATCAGGACCAGGTATAAAAGCTCTACTTTCAACCGTTACTGATACTTTTGCGTTCTGGCTACTACCTCCTTTGTTAGAAAGTGCTTGTAAGTAAATAGTGTAATTACCTACTCCATTATAGAAATCAGCATTACTTAGTACTAAACTACCATTTGTTTCAATTTCTCTTCTTGTTTTACCAAGAGTATAAATTACTTTATCTGCATTAACACTTCTATATGGTATTTTGACCGTTTCTTTATCAGCTAAATTTAGTTTAACTCTACTGATATCAACCGCTATACTTGGTTCGAGTGGAGATTCTTCTACTGCAACTTTTGTAGCATTAACTACAATGTTAGTTTGTCCTGCAACTAAATCAAGAGTAAGTTCTTTAGTTCTATTAGTTTGATTTTGTCTATTACTAGGTGTATTGTATTTAAAAGATACCGTATGTGTAAAATCAGAAATACCAACAGAAGAAAATGTTATAGATGGAATTTTTTTAGCTCCTGCTATTGGGGTGTGTTCTAAATCAATTTCCCCATCAGATAATAAAAATCCACCCTGTCCCCATGATGTTTTATATTGTATTATATTATCAGAAGAAACGAAGCTTTCTATATTTACTTCAATTGGAGTATTAACAATAGGATCTTCTTTCGGGTCTTCATTTATAATTACCTTTGTTAAATCAAATGGTAGATTAGCAAACTGAGATTTGTTAATTGTATCTGTTATTGTATTTATTTGATTTAATAGAGGAACTTCCTTTCCATTCTTTTCTAATCTAAATTCATAGTAATCAAATTCTACTGTACTAACTGGTCTTGGTGCTTTAGGAATTCTATCTTTAGTAGGTGCAGAGTAACCTAAACTTCCTTGAGCAGAACTAAATCCACCTGTGCCTCTTCCTATATTATCGTTAAATTCAATACCTCTACCTCTAGTTTGAAGACCAAAATCATCAAAATCATTATTTCCAATAGGTATTAAATTTGGATTTACATTATCATCAAATCCCGGACCTCTAACATTTATATCAAGTTGGTTATCAAATAAATCAAATAAATCAACTACAGGAGCTACTGTTTTAGTGAATTTTTTCTTTGTAGAATATAGTTTGTATTCATCTTCTGAAGTAAAACCTGCTTTTACTATCTTGAAATACTGTGGTGTTAGTAGTTGTTTTCCAGTATAGTTGTATACCTTAGCTGGTGTTGATAATGTATCCTTACCATTTAACATGATACTACCACCATTAGTAGAAGTAACATTAACTTGTATAGTTCTACTTTCTGATAATACTGTTGGTGGTTTTGATGGATATTTACAAGTACCATTATTAACAGTAGCTGCTTGGTTATAGTTTGTTGCATTTCTATCAGTACATCCACTTATGACAGATACAGTTCTTCCACCTCCGCCTCCACCAGAACCACGTCCTCCTCCACCAAGGTTTTGGACAAAATCTATACCTTCACCACCACCATTGAGGTTACTTCCATCTCCGAATCCGTCTCTTGATCCTAGATTTTCGTTTCGGTTGTTACTACCTCCATCTAAATATTGATTTCCTCTAGCCATGTATATAAATATCTTTATTTAACATTGTTATAACTCTCTTGGGGTTCGTGGTCTTTTCAAAACAACTTCATCTCCTCTACCACGAGAAAGATCTAAATTTTCTTCAAGATTAAATTCAAAATTATCTGCATATCCTGTTCCTGTTCCTCTTCCTCCAGTTTGTGTACCTGTTCCAATAACTATTGGTGTTGATATAGGAGTTGTTGGTGGTTTCACTACCGGTTTTGGTTGTGGTGGCAAAGGTGGTGGATTTGGATTAGGTTTTGGTGATGGAGGTGGTGTTGGTTTTATAACAACAACTGGCGGTGTTGGTTTAGGTTGTTGTGTAACACAAGGTCCTAACTCAATACATACAATACCAGGTCCTTTTGATATAGAACCTTTTTGAGCACATATAGTTGTTGTATCACCAGGTAGTAAATTACTCGATGTTTTGGTATTACCCACTGCATCTTTATATGTTACTGATAATGGAACTGTTACTACACCACGTCCAGGTTTTTGGAAAAATCTATTTCTTTCAAAACCACCCATTCCACGATTACCTTTGTTTTGGTTCATTGAACGATTATCAGCTCCAGGTCCATAATTATTCATATAATCTTCATTTATTCCACCCGCAGGAGATAGTAGATTTGGGAAGTTGTTACTATTTCTAACACTATACATACGAGTTGATACTGTTTTAACTGGTTTAGGCGTTTCCCTAACATCTCCACTAAACTTAATAGTGGCTTTATCATATGTGATGTTAAATGAATCATACTCAACTCCGTTAACAATCTTTGAATTTCCATTTTGCTTATATTTGATAGTTCCGGTTGCTGACCATACATAATAGTTTTTAGTAATTGTATCAACTCTACCTTTATATTTACACGTACCATCATCCTTAGTAGCATTTCTATTATAATTAAGTGCAGCTGGATCGGTACATCCTTTGATTGCTGGTTCTTCTTCTTCAACTTCTTCAACTTCTTCAACTACTTTATACCTACAACTACCATCATTATCTTGTGCCAATGAATTGTAATTTTCAGCTTTGGGGTCAGTACATCCCCTTACTCGTGCATTAACTTTATCTGGAACAGTTGAAGTAAATGATGAATTAGCTGTAACAGATTTCAATATCTGTGAAACTTTGTCAAATGTTATTTGTTCTTCTTTACTTAAAATACTATCTCTTTGTATATCTCTTTTTGGTAAATAAAAATCAATAATATTAATTAAAGATTGTTGTGCATCTCTTTCTAGTTGTGGTATTGATAAATCAATACAATCCGATTTGTCTCCCAATGCATTACCATAATTTACATCATTAATACTCCAATTTCTATTTGAAGCATAATAATTCATTGATTCAATAAATTTTGTTTTGATTCTGTTTATTAATATTTCAAAACTAGGTATATTGAATTCTGTTTTAATTGTATTTATATATTCAACTCCATCACTTTCTGTTCCTTTTGACATTAAGAAATCTTGAAGTATTTTTTCTAAATCTAAATTTTCAATAAAAACGTTAATATAATAAATTACATCATCTCTAAATGTTGTATTATCAAGAAATACATTTAATCTTTTTTCTAAATCTTTGTTTGCTCCCTTTGCTCTATTCGGTAAAATTCTAATCTCAGTTCTTGATGCGGATATCTCATGTACCCATAAATTATTTTCATCAGGAACATCTGTACCCAATCTTCTATTTAAAAGAGTTACTTGAGTTTTGAATATTCCATTAGAATATCCCGCTTCTCTAATTAATTTTTCAATATCTACTATAAATTCAGGAGTTCCGTTTGATTTTTTAGTAAATTCATTATCTGAAATTATAAAGTAATCGTTAATATTTACATCATCAATATAAATGTATCTTACTAACTTACCATCATCTCCTTGTGGTAGTTGGTTTTCACTTGAATCAAATAATATAAATTCGATCATATCAGAACAACCTAACCCAAAGTTAGATTTAGATATTTCTTTTTCAAATACCTTTCTATCTTCAGAGTCAACCTTGTACCCTTTTCTATCAATAATCTCTTTAAATCCCTCTATCGCCATTATCCTTTTTTATTTTTTCTAACCTTCCAAGTAAGGTCTTCTATTTTTACATTACCAGTACCATCTTCAAATTCAATTTCTATTTTAAATTTACCACTATAATCTCTCGCTTTGTTAGTCCATGATTTTGGTTTTGGTTTATTCTTTCCACCAATTGATTTTCTAAAGTAAAATGGTTCTGAATATTCTTGTCCTTGTTCAATATTTACATTTACTGATTGTTTCATTCCACTACTATCATTACCAAGACCTATTACTTTTCCTTCAATACCTCCACCAGATGTTTGTATTAATTTAATCTTAGTTATTTTCTTCCCATCATCTCTAAGATTCTTTACCTTTATTACACCAGCTTTACCACTAGATTTTGCTTTTTTCCTTGCAGTTGTCCATTTTGCACCGTTTTCTTCACCAGGATCCTGGTCACTTACAACGGCAAAATAAACTTCATTACCAGCAGTTGGTGTTAATCCACTTGCTGCCGCCGCACTTTCTGCAGCTGCTCCTGATACTTGACTTTCCAGTTGTGATACAATACCTTTTTGTACTTCAAGGAGTTCTTTTAAGGTAGCTTTTTGTGCTTGTAATCCTCGAACTTGTGCAGTAAGAGAAACTCTCTCTATACCTTCCTTAGTACCTTTAATAAGAGACTGTTGGAAATCTGATAATAGTTTTGTAAACCTATCATTTGCAACTTCGGTCTCATCTTCAGCAGCTGCTCTTTGTAGTAATGCAGAATCTTCTGAGATTTCTAGTTGTGCTACAATGCTTCTTAATTCTTCACTAATTGCTATTTGTTCATTTAACTCTACTACCTTTTCTTGTAATTCTCCTACTTTGGAATCAAACCTTGCTTGAAGTTTATCATATTTTTCCTTAAGTATAAAAGGACCTTTTTTAGGTTTTTGTTTTTTTATTAACTCATCAACCTTAACATCTAAAGATTTTTGTAGTTCCTGTTCGTTATATTTTGGCTTTTCAATGTATCCAGATGTTTCTCCACTAAATCTTTCTTGTTCTTCTTGTATAGTATCAAATTCATCGGTATCTATCCAATCTGATTTATATTTTACAGAATTTGGATTTTTTGTATCTCGTATTGGTTTCATACCATACTTAACAAATGGTCTTTTCTCTTTTAACCAACTAACAGATTTACCTCTTTTTTTGAACTTAACAAATTGTTTTGCATCTTCTTTAGATAATTTATTTGGGACATTTCTCCCATCCATTTTGCGCACCATGATAGAACCAGTTTTTTTATCTCTAGTTTTATCTATTTCTTTAGAACCTTTTTTTAAAAGTTCACTAACTCTATAATCTTCAGGTTTAGCTGCCATTTTACAATTCTACGGTGAATGTCAAATCTTTATCTTCAAAGTATTCTATTACACCATTTCTATTTATCTTTGTTTCAATATAATAATCTCTATTAATTTCCCAATTTGTTAAATTTAATTTAAAGAAGTGTCCGTTTGCATCACAACTAACTTTAGTATAGGTATCATCAAATGGAACAACTACTTCACCAGTTACTATATCTTTAATTTGATAATAAACGGTTGATGGTAAGTATTTAACATCTTTATAAGAATATGTGTTGGCGTAAGTCTTAAGAGGATATTTTTCTCTTGCAAAAACTCTTATTGTTGGTTTACTTCCTCTCTTATATGTAGTTTTTAATCTTTTGAATGTTACATGTATATCATCTGATGTAAGTTCTGTGAGAGAACCAGTATTATACGTAGAATCATCCCAACCAATTCTTAATTTAGGTTGGTAAATAGTATTTGTTTCTTTTGAAAAGAATTTTAACTGTCCATAATCTTCAGTATCATTTTCTAATGCAGAATCATGCATTAGGATTAATCCATTATTTGGGAATGTACCTGCCACCCACTTATTAATTGGTTCTAATATGTTCATTGCCATATCAGCTGATTGATATTCAAATGATTGAGATACTGCAGAACCAGTTAGCCACATTCCTCCCTTACCATTATGTGAACCTGAACTCTCTAATGAAGCTGAACCGATTAACCAATTAGAAGAAGATGTTCTCTTGTTCCAAGTACAACCATCGGTTGATATTTTATCAAATCTAGTACCAATACCACCATCCCATGATTGAGAAATTGCATATCCGTATATTGTGTAATCTGTTGGAATCTCTACAGATTCACATTCTCTAAGTACTAAATCTGCGGATGATGCCGTGATTTCTCCACTTGCGATTGAAGAAGATATTTCATTTGTATTAAATTGAATTAATGTATGTGCAATATCTTTTAAATTACCATAATATGTTTTAGATATTTCCAATATCTCATCTCTACCAGTATTTTGAGATGGTTGTTGTAAATAAATTGTTGAATCTTTTGATGCTGTTACGAAATAATACATTATACCACCCTCCCTTTTAAATCTTTGTTAGGAAACTTAACTTCAAATACTGATGGGTCTAAAGATGGGTAAACCATTTTACCTTTAGTTGCATCTGATATATTATATGAATGAGATGAGTAACTTCCTAAACATTTATTTACTATCTCACACTTTGGTACGGATTGAACTCCCTCAACACCTGCGATTAATAACTCTATTTCAGAGATATTAATAGCCATGTTAAATGTCCAATTATCTATATTAAAGTAATTTGCTAAGGATTGTTGAACCTTAACTAATACTTCTCTTTTATTATATCCTCCATAAACTCTTATTTCAAAATCACATCCAATGTTTATAACATAACCATCAATTAAATTAATACCATCTGTTAACATTCTGTATTCACTAATGTATGTTTTTAGGTTTTCTTTAACTGCTTGGTTTAATGTTGATATATTTTTATTATTATCATATCCAAGTAAATATAGGTTAATTGCAAGTGGATTGTTTTTCTCAGTTACATTACTCTTTTTACTACCTAAGAACTTAGTTACTTCTGTTTTTATTTCATCTTCAGTCTTATTAGAACCACCAAGTGATTGAACTAATCCTGTAAATTCTTCAAGTGAATTTGGATTACTTAAAATTGAAGCTGGAGAATTATTATCTAACTCACCATCAGGTGCACAATAAGCTTTCGCGATACCACCAAATTTAGGTGGTAAAGATAATGCTCTTACTTGGTAATCTTTACGAGTTACTGCTCTGTTTTGAGCTCCGAAGTTTGCTAGTGCATTTTCTCTAATCTCTTCAATTGTATCTCCTCCTCTTCCTCCAGTTCCAGGTTCTTCATTATCACAAGCTACTGAACTCTTAGATGTGTTATATAATGCCAGTTCAGATGGTTGAAATGATATACCATCATCATCAAAAGTAATTGTTTCAATATTATTTAATTCACCAACACCACAATTTGATTTAACTCCACCTCCTACTAAATAAGATACGGTAAATACACCTTTGGGAGCTTGTCCATATGATTGTGTTTTTAGAAAGTTTGAAGGATCATAAAATGCACCCATTTTATCAATAGAAGAATTAAGACCTAATCCTACATTTTTAAAAGTAGGAACTAATTGTTCATCTGATGAGGTTGAATTACCTGAACCGAATATAATTGATGTTGTATTATTTTGATTTACTTTTGTTGTAAATCGTCTTGATGTTTTTAAAACTTTAAGAACATTTGGTACAGATTCTTTGAATTGAGCTAAATCTTTATCATTTTGTTCTGTGTTTGCATAATCAACATATACCATCTCTTGTGCTAGATATGGAACTTGATACCATTTATTACCATTAGAATCCCTTACATCGTAAATATCAATTACATTTCTATCACCAATCATTATTTTAGAAAATTGTTGAGGTGATGCTCCAAAATCATATTCAATAGTTTTTAATTCCGCCGATTGTGCATTTACATATTTTTTCAATAAGTATGTTGTAGGTGTTCCAGCATCAGTTTGATATATTGAAATTTCTCTATTATCTTCTACATTAAAATCTAATAACTCTGTTGTTCTAAATCTGGTACCTGTTTTTGATGCTACAACTACCATTCCTTCTCTAATTCTTAAACAATATTCTAAATCAGGTCTAACATTTTCTCCTATCCCAATTGCAGGTACTGTTTGATATACTGCAAGATTAACAATAGATGCTGATGTTACTCTTGGTTTATATCCAAGGTATTCAGCAAGTGCAACTACATTCTGTTTATCTTCAGAATATAACATTAATGATTCTTTCAATGAATCATCTGTATAATAAGATAATACATCACCAAGATATGATGCCATTTCTATGAACATCATTCCTGGAGAAGATTCGTTAAAATCAGAATAGGTTTGTGGGAAATATGTTTTTGCGTAATCAATTAAGTTTTCTCTAAATTTTGAGAAATCTTTATTAAGGTACTTTATATCCCTACCTGAATTTGATTTTTTTGTTACTTGATTTAATGCCATCTCTTTTTATGCCTCTATGTTGAATGTTATTTCTTGTTCTTTAAATTGCCCACCAACTGAAAACTTTAGTTTTACTATCGCTCTATTTAAATCCTTCATTTCATCGGTCATCTGTACTTCTATTTCATCAATATCAATATATGGTAACCAATAATTAACACTAGTTGTTATTGCATCTTCAATTTTATCTTCTAATACCCCATCAGTAAGTGGTTCGAATAATAAAGCTGCTAGACCAGTTCCAAAATCAGGTTGAAAAGGTCTTTCTCCTTTTCTAGTTAATAGTAAATTTTTTAAATTACTTTTTGCCGCTTCAAACGAGGAATATGATTGAGAAAACATAGTACCATTTCCTGGTTGTAGAGGTAAAGTAATTCCATACGCGGAGTTCGAAAACTCTTCGGTATCTTTTACTATTTTCTTATCTAGAATGTAAGCCATCTTTTTTTACTATCTTGTTTTAAACTTTTTAACTAATGCAGAATTATCTCTGTTTAGAATTCTATCTAAACCAGGTAATCCTGTTTGTACACCCAATCCTGTTTTACTTGGTTGAGTTCCAACTGATTGATATCCCATTTTATGAGCCATCTGAGCTCTCATTGCTTCTGGTCCACCCGCTCCTAATGATGTACTCATATTAACTGTTTGGTCAATATCTGGTTCTGCATCCATATAAGAAGGTATATGAGTATTTTCTTGAACTTGTTGTGTTTGTGTTGGCAAATTATCTAATACAGATGCTCCACCTCCTGGTGTTCCTCCACCTGCTCTTTGAGCTTTTGAAAATGGAGTTGTTTGGTTTAAAACTTGATTTAAAACCGCGTTCTTTGAAAATGTTCTTTGTGTTGTTTGTATGTTTTCTTGTATTGGAACAACCGTTGCTGATTGTTCTACTCGAAGAGCTTCATTTGCCATATCAAATGGATCTTGTACTTTCTTCTTTAATACTTTTTTTGGTACATTTGTAACTTCCAATAATCTTTTACTAACTTCAGCTTCTAAGATTTTCGGAAATGTTTTAGACAAAAATAGTGTTTGCTTTTTAGCAACTTCTACTTCAACTAGTGCCTTTATTACTTTAATTAATTGTTTGTTATTCATTTCTAATTCTTGTTATCTTACTATAAATATATCTTTGTTGATTTTATGGTTCTTATACACACGATGGTGGTATCACAAATCCCAAATATCTTTTAGGAACTTTTTGAAATACACCACACCCATTCCTACTAAATCCTCCACCACCAGTATTTCCTTCTATTGTAATGACTCCTCCGGTTGGGGTTACTGCTGCAACAATACCAATGTGATGTGCATCAGATGGCTTACCATATAATACAGCAGCTCCTATCTTGGGCGTTGATGACCAGTATCCTTTTTGTTTTCCCCAACTCATCCAATTATCACAACTTGCTCCACCACTTGGAGTTTCCAATCCAGCTTCTTGCCACCAAGTAGCAACCGCAGCTGCACACCAATAGTATCCACTTCCTTTTCTTCTAACTTTAGCTTGGTTATCCAATCCAACGTTATCAAACATATCATCAATTCTACCTCTTTGTTTCTTTTGAACTCCACCAGGAAATCCTCCATAGTTTAAACCCGGTGGTGTACCTGTTTCTAAAATACCAATATCTCTTTTTGCAATTGCAACTATTTTAGTTCCAACTTCACATTTATATGCATCTGGTGTACTTTCTTCAATTGCTTTCAATTCTTCTTCTGTTAATTCAACAGGAGTTGCATTTAATTGACCGGATGAAAGTTCAGCTGCTTTTAAATTAGAATATTCTTTTGCACTTGACCTACCAGATGCAGGTAATGATGTATCATTAGCAACTGCATCAGCTTCTGCTTTTTCTGCAGTAAACAATGCCCTATCTGCACCTGTTAATGTAGCTGCTACATCTTCTCCAACTGCTTTAAGGACATTAAGAACAGCACTAAATATTGAATTAGATGGTATTTTCCCTGGACTTACTCCTGCAGGTGGAACGGTGAACCCAGTCCATGGTAATACACCCGGTGCAACGAATGGAGGTGCACCAGGATATAAAGATATTGTCATATACAATCCTGAAGTTGTTGGTAAATGTGATACCATTGATGCGATAAGTTTATCTAAAAATACACCACTATCATCAGTTGGACTAAGTGGTCCTACTGGTGTCCAAGTTCCTGGTGATGATACAAATGCTGCAGTTGTAGTTAAATTTAACATAGAACCAGGAGCAGGAATAATTGGTGGGATTCCTGTTACTAATGTTGCACCTGTCCAATAACCAACAACTCCCTTACCAATATCATCAGCAAAAGTATGTTTACCTTTTTGTTTTGAAAGTGCAATTGTACATGCAAGTTCAACAAACCTTTGCATTAATGCAATATTTGGCGTTTGTATTGGAATGTTATTTACAGTTTGTAACCCTCTTCTAATACACATATCATATTCTGAAGTAATCTTCTGAGCGAATTCAGGAAATGCCTTTATACCATCCTGATTTTTCATGTAGCTCATCATATTTGATTTGAATATTGCGAAAGACATGAGTTATTCTGTATAATTAAGTGTGGATAGTATAGTATCTAATTTGGATTTAATCTTGTTGAAATCACCACGATTGTTCGGTCCCATCATTGTAGGTCCAGCTGGTGTTGAAAATATTTGAGCATTTATGGCATCACACAATTCAGCCAAGATATCGATTAGAGTTTGACCTCTTGAAAGTGGTTCTGCAGATGATTCAGTATTTAAATATATTTCACCAGCTCCTCCTAGGAAGTACATGTTGTTATCATTAGTAGTAGTTCTATACTCTCCATTTAAATCTATTTCTGCACCATCCAACCCATTATCTATTGTAAGTTTACCATCTGATATAAATGAGTAATTTCCTTTTGAGTAAAATAACATTTCAGAATCTTTAGATGATAAAATAATTCTACCACTATTGATAAGAACTTGATCAGTTCCTTTTAATTCAGGTTCTTCTGCATAAATTGGAGTAGTTTCTAATGGTGTATCAATCTGACCAGGAGAAAATTCTAATAAATGTTCTCCACTTGTCATTACAATAGTTGAACCATCATCAACGATATCTTCATAAGTAGGTGTTCCGATTTTTAGTTCTTCTAAAGATTTAGAACCTTGTCTGTTTCTTATTACGATTGTTGGAGCTAAAACATTATCTATATTGTTATATCCACTAAAACGAATTGATTGACCGAAACGTGATTGTATAACCTTATCTCCTTCAAAAAAGTTTAAATGATTTACTTGAGTTTCTTTAAAGTATTCATTTTCTGGAGAATCAGCTGCTCCTCCTGCTCCATTTGGTGTACCTGTTTGTGATGTTGTTGAATACTCACCAGCTCCTCCATCACTTGCAGGTTCTTTATTAGGGTTCATTATCTCATTTACACCTTCAACATAATTTCCGGTATTAAGAGTACTACTAGTAATTCTCTTATAAATAAGTTCTCCGTTTCCACGTTTAAGTATTTCAACGGATTCGCCAATAAGAGGTAATTCTAAATTTGCATAATCATGCGGTGCATAAAATCTAAGTTGTTCTATTGGAGACTGATTATCATCCAATCTTCTAATTTTAGCAAAACCAATTTCGTATGTATTTCTTGTATCATTTTTACCAACACCTAAATCGATTATAGCTTCATGCTCATCGTTGGTAATCACATCAAGTACAATCCCCATAAGGACGGGTGTCTTTGATCTCTGTGTTCTACCTCCAACTGCAGTTGCTTGTGATGTTCTACTCATTGTTTTTTACTTTTACTTTTTGTTTTAACTCCTCAACTTCATTAGTAAGATCATCTACTTTAATATCATGTTCATTACTAACTTGTGTTATTGTTTCATCAAATTGTTGTAGTAATTGTTCTTTTTCTTTATCTGATAAAAAACCTGTATCTCCATCTGAAGCTTGAGCTGCTCCTATAATCCTTTGAGCGATAGCTGCCATTTTAATAAGTGAATCATCGTTCTTAACCGCTGAATCGATTAAATCTCTTATAATCGGTCCCATTGCCATCATATCAGGTGCATGACGGACAAGTTTTCTCATCTCAGCAATTAATTCTGATATTCGTTGTTTCTTAACTTGTTGGTTATCGTAGATATCCTTGAACAAGCCACCTAAGTTCTTTCCTGGAAATAATTCAAATTCTGTACTCATGATTTTACCACATTATCTTGTATATAAATATGATAAACAAAAAAACCTCACTTTTTAAGGTGAGGTTCTTTATAATGTACATTCTTAGAAAGTATATATTATGCTTTCTTTTTTAGGATGTGGTATATAACTCCAGCCCCTACTAATCCTAGTAAGCCTTCGTTACTTAATGAACCTATAATACCCATAATGTTATCCACTACTGATACTTCAGGCCAAAAAGGAATCGCTGCACCTTTGAATAATACTTCTAATACTACTCCAAGAGCAATGATACTAATACCGATTTCAGTAAGTGATTTTGCCCAATCACCCATTTTATTTAGAAATTCCATATTGTTGTTCTCCTCTGTTTTTGTTAGAAATATATAACCTCTTCCTTCTCTAAAACATCGGACATGTCAAGAATAACTATAGTATATATTACAAAAAAAGTTACGATATATATTTTATACCGAATTAAAGAAGTGTATTGGGGGTTTATATATTTATGTATAAAAAAACCCCGCCGATTGGAGGGGCATTTTGTACTAACCACTTTGTTATACGATTAGAGATTTTCGAGGGAATTTATAACCTATTATTAGTATCCTCTATCTTACAATAAGTATAATGTAATTAATTGAAAATTTAAATTATTTTCTTTTTTACAATATAATTATTAAGTATTAAAGTATCCATCTCACAATTTAAAAATGTTTTAATTGCATCAAGTGGTGTTAGAACCATTGTTTGGTCTTTTAAATTAAAAGAAGTATTGATTACCATTGGATATTCATTTATTTCTCTCAATCGTTCAAGTAAATTATACATTCTCCTATGTTGTCTTTTATTAACTGTCTGTATTCGTGCAGAATTATCTATATGAGTTATTGCAGGTAAATGTGTTGCGTGTTCTTTTTTTACTTTTACTACCTGATTCATATACGGTACTTTATCTTCATATTCAAAATATGTTGAAGATGATTGCTCGGATACCATTGGTGCAAAAGGTCTAAACCCTTCTCTTTTTTTAATAACCCTATTCAAACGAGATTTCATTTGAGGATCTCTTGGATTTGCTAGTATAGAACGATTACCCAATGCTCTTGCACCAAACTCCATTCTACCTTCTACCCAACCAAGAACATTTCCTTCTACAATTTCTTCTGCAACTATATCACATATTTGCTCATAAAGTTTTTTTTCAAACCAAACATCTTTATCATATATCTTAAGTGCATTTAGTATATCCTCAGTAGTGAATGATGGTCCTAAGTATGGACTTGAGTTATCAACTCTTTGTTTTGATTTACTATAATAGTAATGTAATGCACACCCAATGGATGAACCTGCATCTGATGGAGCTGGTGGAATGTATAGGTTTTTGAACTTTGTTCTTTTTAAAATTTTACCATTTGCTGTACCATTATAAGCACAACCTCCACTCAAGCATAAGTTCTCTGATTTTGTTTGTTTATATAATGCATCCAATAATCTAAAAAATAAGAACTCATACATTTGTTGTAAACCTGCTGCAATATCTTTGTGTTTTTGTGTTAGTTCATCTTCAGGTAATCTATTTGGTAATTCAAATAGTTCTGATAATTTTTCATTGAACATACTAGTTGTTGAATACTCATACGTAAAGTAATCCATATTTAATTCAAATTTACCATCTTTGGTAGTGGTATATAGTTTTTTGAATTTTTTTAAATATTTTGATGAATCTCCATATGGAGCTAATCCCATTACTTTATATTCACCTTCATTTGGTTTAAATCCCAAAAAGGCAGTAAATGTAGAATACAACATTCCTAAAGAATGTGGAAACTTAATAGAACCTATTTTTTTAATATCATTAGTTGCATATGCAAGTGCAGTAGTTTCCCACTCTCCTACTCCATCAACAGATAATAAAGCAGCTTCGTTAAATGGAGATGTGTAATAAGAATATGCTAAATGAGATAAATGATGGTCACAATAAATTAATTGAGTCTTGCTTCCTCTTAAGCTTTCTAATTGTGATATTGTATCTTCATATACTTTTTTATTTTTAGATATTATTTTTAATCTACTGAAGAAGTTTGTCCATCCTCCTTTTTTTGTAGATGTTTCAATTCTATCTAATTTTAATTTTGGGTTTTCATAAAAACAAATTGCTTCTAAATCATTAGATGTAATTTTGAATTCACTAATTAACCAATTAATAGTGTTAATTGGAAAAGATGAATCATGTTTGATTCCTGTAAACCTTTCTTCTTCACATGCGCCTAATACTCTACCATCCTTTATTAAAGAGGCAGCCGAATCGTGATATCCACAACTTATTCCTAAAATATAACCATTAACCATTTATATCTTTATATATAAATATTACAAAAAATCATTATCTATATATGGATTCGAATCAACATCGTTGGTATCCTCTTCCTTAGATGACCAGAAATCTTTTTTTCTTGGTTCTCTGAATTCACCATACTCGTGATAATCGTTTAACATTTTTTTCTGATGGGTTTTCATTACATTAACCACTTTAGTAATATAGTGTGTTTTACAATCTGTCATTTCTCTTATTAAAAGATATAAATGTTTTTTGTTAAAGTTTTCTATATACTCACTTCTACGAAATAATTCTAATATAGCATCTGCTATTTGTAAATCTCTTTTCTTAGTAAAAATAATATTAAGATTTTTATCCCAATACTTTAACATTATATTTTTAAATTCTTTAAACTCATTATTTTCAGATTCTTCATTAAAATCATTTTCAGGATTCCAAGTTTCTGGCATTGCTGATAAAAGAGAATTTTGTTTCCATCTTTTATAGTTACCATTGTTTTTTAAAATTAAATGATTCTTTGCTATAATAGTAAAGTAAGAAAATGCTCTTCCTTTATCTGCTTTAAACATATGTATCTTTTCTACCATAGTAGAAACTACTTCAGTTTGGATATCTTTTTTTGAAACATCAAAATATGAAAACCTGAAAGTATTAAGAACATTTTCTGCTAGTTTTTCAAATGGAAACTTTATTCGTTCTTCATATATTTTAGAACGAACTACTGAATCGGTTGAGTTATTATATTCTATTATTGCTTCTTGAGCAGGAGAACCAAAGTATATCTTTGATTTTTTTCTTCTTGGTTTTGGCATATTTTTATATTTCGTTGTTAAGGTCTTCGGTTAACTTTTTAAGTTCTGAGAAGGTTACTCCCACTTCATCATCTTTTTCAAAAACTTGTCTATTATCAAGTTCTCTCATTTTAGTTAAAGCATTTGCAATACGTCCTCTAACTTCGGTTAGATTATCTTCGAATTGTTCATTTTGTTTTAATAAGTTTCTTACACCTATTAACAAAATAATATTAAACAAAAACGATACCAATAGTATAATATTAGTTGTATTTGATAAAAATTCTATCATGATTGTAATTTTAAATTTATATCGTACCCACTAAAAGTTTTCATGTACGATGTTATTTTAGTTCCATTTCCATCTCTAAAAACTTTTCCGTTTTTAAAGTATCTTTTTACAGAACCTTGTCCTCCAAGATGTGCAGCTGCTAATATTCCACTTTCAGTAATCAACATACCATTAATTGTTTTACCATCAAAGGTATCAATATAAAGTTGTAGTTTTTCTTTGTTGTGTAATAATAAAGCCATCATTGCTTCTTCTTGTAGTTGTGGGTTATTTAGGAATTCTTTTCTAGTTACTTCAAATCCTAATCCTTTTAGAGTTCTTTTTCCAAATTGATACTTACCCATGTATCCCCATTTGTTTACAACATCATATCTGTTTGTTGATTCTCTATGTCCAATAGCATCTAAGAATTTTTCTAGTTCAAAATTGTGATGCTCTATAATAGAATCTTTTGTAGCTTGTTGTTTTTTAAGTTCTATAAGTTTTTCTGTTTTTAAATCATCCAATGTAGTTTTAGTATCGATTGATTTAGCGGAATCTATCATTCCAAACGAACATAGTGTAACTATGGTCGTTAATATTATTTGTTTTCTCATAAAGTTTTTCCTCTTGATTAAACTATACTACTAATATACGGAAAAAAATCCATATATCCAAGCTTTTTCATATATTTTTAAGCTTCTCCCATAGGACCGTAATACATTTCACTCATAACCAATTCTTCGTCCAATTCTTGTTTTGAATTGAAATCATCTTCTAAGAAACTGTTGCTATTAAAAATTAAATCAGAATTCTCTATAACGGTATCTTCCATGGCTATTATGGAATCTCTTAAAGCATTATCAATTTCTTCAGAAGTACAAACTCCTTTATCTATTAACAAATTTATAATACTCTGTGTTAGTAATGTTTGTGTAAGTAATTTACTTGTTAGTTCTTTTATTCTCTTTTTTGATTCCAAGTTCATCTAATAAATCTTTTAAGTTATGTCTATCTTCTTCTCCGTAAATCAAATCACCAAATCCTTTAGTGATACTTTTTTCACCATAACCCATAGAGGCTGCTAATCTAATACACACTACTTTAAATTCGTGAATATTCATATCATTAGGAACATCAAGTTCTACTGATTTTGCTTCTCTAATTTCTTCGATGAGGTCTTCATCTGTATATCTAAATATAAGTTTTGCCATGTTTTGTATAATTTTATAAGATTTCAGCTCCTTGTGCGATTAGTGGTTCTGCTTTTTTATACTTCATAAATTCAGTAGTACCATCAGATAATTTAACCATCACTCTATCATTTCTACCATATTTTTTTGGTGCAATAAACGTAGTAGAATATTTTCTTTTAGAATCTGTTATAAGAATTCCATTAAGATGGTCTATCTCGTGTTGAGCACAAACACATTCTAATAATCCTGCATCTGCATAAAATTCTTCTGAATCTTTCCATTGTTCTCCTCCTTTTTTATCAGGTGAAAATATAACTGTTCCTAGATTATCACACTCTACTGTAAATGATTCATGTCTTAGTGTTCTTACCGGCTTTGCCATTGTTTTATCTAAAGATAAACATTGTTCTATGTATACAACAGTTTCTTTTGATGCTTGGGTAACTTTGGGGTTAACTAGTATCAATGGGTCTTTTACGTTTATTAAACAAACTCTATCGGTTAATCCTATCTGATTCGCTGATAATCCCAATCCACCATGTTTGGTTAGCTCGGTTGTTAGTTTTTCTGTAATTGAATCAACATCTGATTGAGACATTGGTCTTGGTAAAAGAGGTTCTCTTAGTTTACCTATATCTTTAATTAATTTCATCGAATAAATTTAATTGGTTTGTTTCTAATTTTCTTTCAGATATATCTCCACCAAATGGTCTAGAGTATATGGTATTTCCCTTATCTGGTGATTCGTATATTTTTACATCAGGATGTTTTCTAAAATAAGATTCTTCCTTTCTGCATAACTCTCGTATCACTCTTCCTAATTCCATATCATTTGGGTTGTCTTTTACTAATTGTTCTATGTTCATTATTGTATTATATCTATTTGTTATACAAATATACGAAATATATTTGATTATTCCTAATTTTATTAAACTTTTATTTCCAAGTGAATCCTGCACCCATATGTCCAAACCCAGCACTTTTACCAAATATTGGTTTTCTGAGTTCTAAGAAATCTATTATTCCTTTAGGTGATAAATCATATCCTTTGATAAATTCGTGTTCTCCATCAACGATTGCAGTTGCTTGAAGAGGTTGGTCATATCCAATTGCATATGCAAGTTGAATCATAACTTCTTTTACCTCTGGTCTTTGTTCTAAAATATCTACTGCGATTCTTCTTCCCATATAAGCTGCACTTCTATCAACCTTAGTACAATCTTTACCACTAAATGCTCCACCACCAAGTGGAACTCTCGGTCCGTAATTATCTACTGCAAGTTTTCTACCAGTTAATCCAGCATCAGCAGTAAACCCACCAATGTTCCAATCTCCTGCAGGATTACAATGTAATGATTCAATAAAGTAATCAGGATAATCTTCAAAATATTCCATTACTAATTTCTGTAATTCTTTTCCTGGTGCATTCTGAAATGAACATACAACTCTTAATGAGTTTCCATTCATAGTAACTTGAGTTTTACCATCATAAGGATATTTATCAAATACAAACTTATTTAATTCTCTTGATAAGAAATATTCTTGTGGTAGAAATTCTTTATTATCTCTACAAGCATAACCAATCATTATTCCTTGGTCACCTGCTCCACCAGTATCAACTCCATTTGCAATCTCTGGCGATTGTGAGTTGATGTTAATAATAACTTCAATCGTATCATCGGTAGTTACATCATGTACTACCTTTACAATATTTTCTTTTGTTACTACTGCGGTTGAAGTAACTTCTCCTGTTACATAAACCAATCCATTCCCTCCACAAGTTTCAATTGCTACTCGTGAGTTTGGATCTTGTTGTAAATGTAAATCTAATAATGTGTCTGATATTCTATCACACATTTTGTCTGGGTGCATCGGAGATACACATTCTGCTGTTCTAATCATCTATTCTGATTTTGTTATTAAGTAATTTTTGGTTTATCTTTACGATATATTTCTACTGTTGAGGCTTTACCTGTGGTATCTCCATTAAACTCTGCATCTAACTCTGTACCTTTGAAAAAGAATTTATCTATTATATCCCAATCACCGTCATTAGTTTCTATACAACCATTAGTATAATAGAAATCTTTGGCGGTTGGTATTGTATCTGATTCAAATTCGTATTCTTGAAGACAACCCTTATTCTCATCAAATGAACATAATATATTATCAACACCTTTTATATATTCAGGCATAGCACAATGTACTGAACTTAATTCATCTGCCTTATCATCTCCTATGATTTCCCATGCATGAGGAATATCGTGAAATTGCCATTTTGTTATCTCTACATCATCCTCATATAGATAACAATAAAGTGCTGAGTTATCTAGTGGCGATGTTTCGTGAAACAAATCCGGACTCCACCAATCGTTTAATCCAAGTTCTTCATTTTCTTCTATATCCCATCTAGCTTCCCATAGTTCACCATATTCTTTTTCTTTCATTAAAGATTGAATACCTTCTACTTGTTTATCTGTTAAGGAATGACCTACTGCTTCAACTTCCCAACCATATAATTCTAATCTATATTTTTTCATAATTTCTGTTTAATTACTTAATGGTGCTTTTATTGTTGGATGATATTCATAATCTTTAATTTCATAATCCCATTCTCCATTTAAGATATCTACATTAGTTAGTTTAATTGTAGGTAATTTAAATGATGTTCTTTGTATTTGTTCTTCGGCTTGTTTTAAATGATTACTATATAAATGAGTATCACCTAAGTTTCCAATCAGTTCACCTGGTTTTAAATTTGTTTCTTCACATAGTAAAAGTAATAGAGTACCATAAGATGCGATATTAAATGGTAACCCTAAGAAAGTATCAACTGAACGTTGATTCCACATTAGAGATAACTTACCATCGTTTACATAACATTGGAATCCATAATGACAAGGAGGTAGAACTACCTTATCTAATTCCCCCACATTCCAAGCTGATACCATCAATCTTCTACTATCAGGATTCTCTTTTATGTTTTGTATTAGTTCTTTGATTTGGTCTACACAATATGGATTAACCTTGTCATCATATCCAAACCAATTTCTCCATTGTTTACCATATATTGGTCCGA